CTTAAACGTAGGAATCGAAAACAATGTAACGGTTTTGCCATTAGTGGCAGCTACTGCGCCTCCGAGCCCCGGATCAATCCCACCTACCCACATCAGATTTTCTCCCCAAAGAAATTACGTTTTGCAATTTTATCCAAACCAAAAACCAGATTATCAAGCTCTGTGCTGGCTATTTTGGTTTTATTCATCGTGCCGTATGGAATTTCAATTTCACCTTTTGCAGAAAACCGCCTTTCCCCGTCATCAACTTCAGCATGGATTGTAATCCCACCTGATTCAAAATCAATCCAACCCTTCATACCCCAAACCTTTCCAAAGTACCCCTATAAACCTGAAGGTGAAACTTGTTAGGCTTCTTCTTTCCACTTTCAATTCTTGCTATAGTGTCTGTTCCATATCCTGATACATCAGCAAACTCTGCCTGTGTTATATCAGCGTTTTTCCTTCTTTCAACCAAAGGAACTATCTCGGGAGAAGGTTGATATTTTTTATGCAAATTACGTTTTATTTTCTGTGTTGAGGCCATACTCATTATCGCAGTCCTGCTTCTGCCGTACAGCCGGTCAAGTATTACTGGCCACTTGCCTTCAGGGTAAACTTCTCTCAGGGTTTTGATCTCGCTCTCGGACCATTCGATCATCCTTGGGGGCAAACGTGTTTTCTTGGTGAGCAGTTCTAATCTGCCCCTAAGATTTTTATATGCGAAGTCAGTCATTGTTTTTTTACCTCATATGGTAGGGTGGTATAATACCGTGAAAGAATAAAATGCTTTCTGACTCCTGTATCAAAATCTGTCACACTTCGTCTTTCTGGCCCCGTTCTAAAGCCTCTCATCTTCCAAAAAGGGAATGTCACCCAGAAAACTAACCAAGCGACAAAGAGATTTGTAGCCCAAGCATCGTGATAAGCGGTTTTATATCTTTTCATGCCGCACTCATCCTTTCGTAAATATCAGTTATCTCTTTTGGTTGCTCACGGAAAAACTCAGGAGTTCCTGGCTTGGCACCGAAATGTCCGTTCCAGCTTTTAGGGTCTTTGATAAATTCTGCTATCAAGTGTTCCCACTTACCAAGTTCAGGGCCTTTTCCGTTATCGTTGTATTCATCTGTCCAGCGTTCTTCGTTAAACCATGTCAAAGGGTTGGGAATGTATTGTCTTTCAGTGCCTTCTGCTTGCCAATAGTCAACCGCCCTTTCCCACCCAGCTATAATTGGTTCAGTCTTTTCTCGGTTGCAGATTGAAATGAATCTCTTTTTTACTTTCCCGTAAGCAACTTTTTTAGGGCAGATATTCCATACTCTTTCGTCAAAGATTTTACTCAATTCTTTTTCTTTTAAGAGTTTCTTTTTAGTGGATATGGTTAATGGTTCATGGATAGGTACGGTTTCGCTAGAGTTTCGCTTTAGCGTTCTGTTAGCGTCCGCTACATGCTGTTTCTTTAAATTCAATGACTTAGCCATACCACCTAGTGAACCAGCTTTGCGATTCATGATTATCTTAGCTTTCACGTTTTTGAAGTCAACCTGAATTCGTTTTTGACTAATCAGGTCGTTCTCAATGATGAAAAATTGTTCTATAGATGACCATACTTTCGCCCACCTTGAGGGAGCTACTCTGGCCATCCTTCTCAACCTCGCTGGGTCAAGCTCAAGTGGTTCGCCGTTATTCCTCCAAAGACAAATTAACAGCATAATATATGCTCCTGTTTCTTCTGCTGATAGGCCCATTGTGTCTGCGATAAAAGCATCTGTTGCTACTGGCCAGATTGGTGCCTCGGCCATCCTTTTTTCTCCAACATTTTATAAATCTCTCAGTGTTGCGGTATCAATAAAGTTTTTAATAAATACGCTTCCGGTAGAACCGCCGCGTTGCTTGCCAATAATAAGTTCAAGCCTTCGTTCGGTTGACCGTTGTTCTTCGTGCCAGACAGCCCATGCTTCCTTGTCTTTTTTATAACTAGGTTCTGTTCTGTCACAGTAAGGGAATATGATTACATCTGCATCCTGTTCGATTTGTCCTGCTTCCCCAAGATCGCTCATCAAGGGACGCTTGTTGTCTCGTTTCTCGCATTCACGGTTAAGCTGGCATACAACGACAACAGGAATATTTAGTTCTTTAGCCAGTTCTTTCATTTCACGGGACATTTCACCGACTATTTCATTTCTCCGCCTACGGTCCCCAGGAGCGCCCATAATCAGTTGCAGGTAGTCTATGACAATTAATCCCAGCTTGGTGCCCTCACGGGCCTGAGAACGCTGTAGACGGCGGGCATTAAGACAAAGGCTTGCCAAGTTCTGTCTGCCATCGTCGATTACAAGAGGAAGCTTATTTAATAATCTTTTTGCTTCATCGTAAACTTCCCGGTCTGTTATCTTGCCGTTGTCCAAGTCTTCGTAAGGCATAGGGGTTTCGAGCCGTCTGGTAATGTCGGATATAAGTCTTTCAGCATATTCTCTCTTGGGCATCTCCCGGCTGAATATCCCAACACCGGTCCCTGAACTGGCCCCAACGCGCGCGAGGTGCCCTGCTAATGCAGACTTGAACATCCCTGGCCGTCCTGCTAGTATATATGTTCTGCCACCTTTTAGCCCGCCTATCTTGTCGTCCAGTGCTTTTAACCCGGTGGGTAAACCGGCGACACCTTCAGATTTAATGGCCTGTTCTATTTCTTCGGTGGCTTCTTTGGTTGCTACGCTTATATGCTGCCAGCCTTTTGATATTGTATCGGAGGTCCGGGCTTTGAATATGGCCTGCTCTGCATTGTCTAAAAGGTTATCAACTTCTGTTCCGACCTTGAGTGTCCGCGTAGCTGTCATTAAATCGTTGCAAATTGTTACCAATGCTCTACGCTTGGCTAGGTCTACTATACCTTTAGCTAGGTCAGAAACAGGTACGACAGGGCTTGAGTGCATCATTCTGACAAGGTATGTATCTCCGCCAACGTCTTCCAGAGAAGGATCGTTTTTAAAGAAGGGCCTTAATGTTTCGGGGCTAAATCCTGAGCCTGTCTTCCAGAGCGTGAGCATAGCGCCAAACAGCCTACTGTGGGCTTGGGATGAAAAGTGTCCGGGGGTTATATGATCTAGGATAGTGTCAATACGAGCGTTGTTGGTGAGGAGAGAGCCCAAAAGAGCTTGTTCCAAAGGGAGGTCCTCAAGAGGGTTTTGTATTTCAGCCGTCACTTCCATTGAATATTATTCTCCTTTGGGGCATCTTTTAAATTTAATTGCTTTCCAACCATCAGATTTCATTTCAAGCCAAGTGATTTCCTTGTAATCTGGCCACTTTGGTGGCATAAAAAAGGTGGCGAACTCCCCTAGTTTGTCCTCGGTTTCGCCGTACCCCATGCGGTAACCACGGGGGTCATAAAGAACATAGAGAGTGGCCGGGATTGCCTTGGGTGGTCGTAGGGTCTGAGGCTCATCTTTAATTTCGGGCCGATTTATTGTTGGTGCCTCTGTTAGTTCGGTTTTCCACCCCTTTGGCGGGGGCCACGGCACACCCCATTTCTCAAGAGTCTTTCTTGTCCACCCCCCCTTCGGAGACCGTGCGGCAAGAATTTCTTCTTCACTTAGCTTCACCCGCCATCTCCATTGAATTCCTTTTCAAGCTTTTCAACTTCTGCTAAAATGGTGTTGAGTTTTCCAAGGTTGGGTTGGTTTGTTCCCGCTTTCCAGCGTATCCAAGTTTTGTGTGGTATGTCTGCTCTGCGGCAAACGTGAGCCATTGTGGTGCTTACAGCTTCAACCCGGCCCTCGATCTCTTCATAATCAACGGTAATCATTTTTTGAACTTATACTAATTAAGTACAAAGTGCAAGAAAATAATAGCTTGACATTAATGTCCCTAGTGATAAGGTAATAGAAAGGAGAAATAACAAATGGCATTGCCACCAAACCAATCCTCTCTGTCCTTGTTGCAAGCTGCCCAACAGGCGTTGGGAGAGTCAGGCGACCAACTGCGTATGCAACAGCTTTCTAATTTGGGGGCAGCTAGTTTACAAACATTATCCGACACTACTTCCTGGTTCTCTATGGGTACTGGCGGTGGAGGTGGCTCTGGCGGTACAGGACAAGCGTTTCTTGGGAATTTTGTGGCGTCCACTTGGCCAGAAACAAAATCACCTACAAAAAAACAGCAGGCTTTGATAGATAAATACGAGGCCCTTGTTTGGGGGCACATTAACAACACTGACCAAATTAACAGGGACGCCATTAAAGAAGCTGTGGCTAATTTGTTTGAATATGCGCGGTTGGATTGCCCAAAAATTAAGTTCCATAGAGGAGAGCCTGAAGGTGACGAATCTAAGGGCTTGTTCGACACTTATTTCAAGACACCAATGAGAGAAGATATTTTTTCTAAAGGCTATGTTTTTAACGAGGCTGAGACTCTTTATAATGAAACCATAGGTTCAGAAGACAATCTGCCTCTGGATGTTTTTGAATTTAGAAAAAGACAAGAGGGTGGAGAAGGGTTCCCTAATCCTATTTTGGAAAGGGTTGCTCTTTTGGAGGCTCTTTGTCGGGAGACTTTTCATGTCCGCTTTACAGACAGGGTTGTCCATGTTTGGGAACGTCCTTCAAAAATTAATTGGGACGAGGAAAAACGCCTTCATTGTGAAAACGGCCCCGCAATAAAATTCAGGTCTGGCAAGAGCATCCACATCTGGCATGGCACAGAAGTTCCTCGCAATTGGATTGAAAGGGGAGTTGATGCAAATACTGCTCTGACTTGGAAAAACACTGAAGAACGCCGATGTGCCTGTGAAATTGCTGGCTGGCACAACATCCTAGAAGAACTTAACGCAATAACTATCAACAAAGACGAAGACCCGATGGTGGGTGAGCTGGTTGAAGTTGAAATGCCTTTTAGGGGTGGGTTCATGGGTTCATTTACCAATAAAGAGAAATTCTTGCGCGTGATGTGTGGAACAGGTCGTGAATTTGCCATACCCGTACCATCTGAAATGAAAACCGCGCTTGAAGCCAACGCCTGGACTTATGGCGTTGATCCCGTAACTATCAAACAACTTGAACACAGAACATAGGAGAAGATAATGAAAACAGTAACCGGAATTTGCGCGCAAGGCGATATGTTAATTATCCCTGTAAAGAAAATCCCTAAAGGCTTAAAAAAAGCTGAAATTGTAAACGGGGAATATATTCTTGCTCACTCTGAGACAGGGCACCACCACGTTATCGACGCCCCAAAAGCCGATGTCTTTGTCACAGACGACGAATTCAAAGCGTTCATGGAAGTTATCACACCTGCCGAAATTAAACACAAACGATCTTTTGATACCCATGAAAGCCTAGAACTTCCCAAGGGCAAATACGAAATCCGCCGTCAACGAGAACACACACCCGAAGGTTTCAGAAAAGCTCAGGATTAATGAAAACCATATCCATAATGAGAGAGATAAATAATGGCAGAATTTAAAATAGAAAAAAACATCCCATTTCCTCGATCAGGTAGTATGTACCCAATTGCTGAGATGGAGGTTGGCGATTCTTTTTTGGTCGAAGATATTGATAAAAGAAGCTCTGTCGTAACAACTATATGTAGGTTTAGAAAAGAACAGCCAGACAGGAAGTTCACCACCAGAAAAGTGGAGGACGGTTATCGGTGTTGGAGGACTAAATGAAACAAGTCTCAATCATGAGAGAGATAGAAACAGATGGGGCTTATGGTTCCCGACAGATCACAGTTGAAGTTAATGCTACATTTGTCAGAGAGTTACAGCACACCACAGATAACCACCCGCCTGTTTACATCCCTTACATGGATAGCTTTGAGGTCTTAGATGACAACGGCAAAGATATTACTGACCAGCTTACCCCAGACATAAGGGAAAAGCTAGAGAAACAGGTAATGGATGCAAGATAGGAGGATATTATGAAGTTTGCAGATTTAAAATTTGAACAACATCCTAATTGGGACGAAGTAGCGGCCCGCCACGACTTCAAAAACGGTTATGGTGTTTCAGTCATTAAGGCCAAAGGAAGCTACGGATACGAACAGGGATTGCACGAAATAGCCGTGTTTAAAGATGGCGACCTTTGCTACGATACTCACATTACCGATGATGTTTTGGGGAGCCAGACCGAAGACCAGATTACCGAAGTAATGAGGCAGGTAGAAGCTTTACCAACAGATTAATACGACTAGGGGGAGGGACCTCCCATATGTCCCCTACGACGTACCCTCCCCCGCCTTATGGAGAAAGAAACAGTGAAGAAAAATGAATTCAAATGTGATTGTTGCGACGGCGTTTTTGAACATAAACCTCAAGAAGAGTGGTCGGAACAAGATAAACTGGACGAACTACACGGTCTTTTCGGAGATATTTCTTTGTCCGATTGTGCCAGTGTTTGCGACGATTGCTTTAAGGAAATGGGGCTAGAGGACTAACCTATGAACACAACATTATTAAAACAAGAGAAGATGCAGAGAGAGATTGATTTGCTAATGGAATGTGTCTTGTTAATTAACAGGGGGCTCCGCACTGAGGAACAGGCCGCGCTTTGTTTACAAGCTTTTGAAAAACTAGAAGCAATTTATTTATCTAAACAGGAGAAAACCAAATGAAACCACTTAATCTTATATTAGATTACACGGAAACAGCGAAAAGACAACAGCATGAAAAAGCAACAACGGATTTTTTAATGTTTCCTCAAATTGATGACGTGGTGCTTCAAGTTATCTATCCCAACGGCGAACATGCCGCCACTTTCCCAGAAGTCCGTACCCCCAAGGCTGGTAGAAAAGCGGCTAAAACGTTTATGAAGTACGCGACCTGTAACTTTATTGATAAGACTAAGGAATAATTATGTTGAATCTTAGGATAGGCAAAATTAGTGATTTCTTCGCTCTGGGGTACAGTCATTGCCACAAGTGCCTTACTAATTGGGGATTTGTTGAAGGACACACCACGCGCGTTACTGAAGGAAGTGGTTGTTTCCCGCTTTGTGAGCGATGTTGGGAGGGGCTCACCCCTGAAGAACGCCTGCCCTATTACCGCCAGCTTTATGACGAGTGGTTGGCCGATGGCTGCAAGCCTAGATACCCGTGGTCAAAACTAAAAACCGCTGTATTAAATGAAAGGAATTAAAGATGCCTAAAGAAACACCATGGTCTACGGACGATAGGAGATTAGAAGCGTTCAGGATGCTTTGTGAGTGCTATAATGGAGCGTTTGGCATACCTTATGTAAATGTTTGCCGCGACCCAAATTTAGAATTTGAATTAGAACTAGGTAAGGCATACCCGATAAAAAAGAAATGAAATGCCTACAGGAAAACATGATCTTGAACCAGGATATTATAAAACCCGATTATGCGCGCGAGGGCCATATGTTCCCGTTAAAGTATCCATGGAAAGAGGAAAGTTCTGCCGTATCCGCGAGGGTAAGTTATTCTCCCACATGGTTCTCAAGTGTAAGTGGTGGCCTAATGTTGGTGATGATTTGTATGAAGAGATCGACCCTTTTGAGGAGCGTAATTATTTCACAAGATGTATGTTCTTTAAAGATATAGATGAAGATGAATTTGAATTTATGATAGCAATGAAGGAGTTAGGATGACAACCAACGCATTATTGATAACAATTGGAATTTTCATCGGTGTGTTTATTTATGTGGGGTTTGCATATTACATCAAAGAAAACCTTGGAGTGTGGGGGCTTCCTGTGGCTTTAGTTCCTATCTTTTTTGGTGGTTGGTGGCTGTTAAGTTACACGGAAAAACTATAAAGGAGTTAGGATAATGGCGATAGATATGGAGGAATATGGGAAACAGATAAATCATTATGGTATGTGGGAGATTGAAAAAATTGTACTAACTCAAACAGTTATCCACAATAACCATAAACATAATTATGAAGAACGAAAAGAAATAGATATTCACAGCCCCGGTGCTTGGGAAACCAAAACAATCAAAAGATGGTTAAATAAATTTGAACTAGGAGAATAGTAATGGCAGAAGCAACTTTAAAAGCAGGCGAACTAGGAATGAAAACAGCTACTGAAAAAGCCCCCGCCCGCGAGGCTACTAGCGCAGAAACCAATGAAATATCTGCTGCTCTTGCTAAAGCACAGGCTAAAATACAGTCTCCAAGCAAGGACAAAACAGTCAAGGTAAGCGGCATATCAAAGTCTGGCAAGTCTTTTAATTACAATTTTAAATATGCTACACTGGATGCTGTTATAGATGCTGTTCGTAAGCCATTAACTGACAATGAAATGTGGTTTTTCCATAGCGTTGAGGGGGGAAACATGGTCACAACCCTTACCCATTCTTCGGGGCAAACACTTGTTAGCCGGTTGCCTATGCTTAAACTGCCTGAAGGTGCTCAAGAATATGGTAGCCTTTTAACATATTTCAAACGCTATGGCTTGTGTGCTGCACTTGGCTTGACAGCAGAAGAAGACGATGACGCTAATGCAAGCGAGGGTAACACAGTTAAAGTTATCCAGCCAAGCAAGGAAAAGAAGACCGCTGACAAGCTATCTAAAGATTTGAAGGGGTGTACCACCGAAGACGCTCTCATCAAGCTCTGGGAAGGCTCTGAGGGTGTCCTAGACGACATTAAAAAGAAATCCACGATAGCTTATGATGCTTTGCAGAAAGTCTATAACAAACAGAAAGAAAGGTTGCGTCCTCTTGAAGAAGATACTGTTGAGGATATAGGCAGGGATGAAGAAGTCGGCGACTAAACTAGAAAAGGCACACCTGACAAGGATAGCTGAAATGGGGTGCCTAGTATGCGGAGGGCCAGCAGGAATACATCACCTGCTCAGTAAAAGGCCAAGGAACCATAGATGGGCCATACCTCTCTGCCCTCGCCACCACTTGCAACAGTTTGGGGAAGAGGCATTGCACTATGACGGAAACGAAAAAAGATGGTTTAAAAAACATGGGATTAACGCTGAAGAATGGGCAGAAAGAGAATGGGAAATAAGTAATGGACAATGAAACCAAAGATTTTTTTGAAGCATTAAAATTAATTGAAACCCTTGAGGCCCGTATAGATAAGGTACTGGCGATAGGCCCACATATTATACAAGAGGACGACCCACCAGCAGTTATTTTAAGAAAAGAATCTTCAAATGAATTGCTCGAACTAATCCAAGATATATTAAGTGGTGAGAAATAATGGAAACAGCCTTCGTTGAATATGAAGTTAAGATCGCTGGCAAGAAAAGCCATAACGTAGCGTGGTTCCATGGTGACGAAGACCACATTAGAGAGAACGTTGCATTGCAGTTTGATATTCCTGAATCAGAGATAGAGGTGAAAGAACTTGAATAAGAAACCGACATTTGATGAGTTAATTAAGAAGTGGAGGATAACTACACGCGTTTTGCCACCAAAGGTTTTTGATAAAGTGACATTTACTAAGGACCAAATAATTATTGAAGGAATCCGCGACCCAGAGGCGGGAGAGATAAAATGATTTTTAGAAAAGAAAAAATGGTTGAACGGGCCAAAGCAAGTGATTTTGAGCAAATGTTAGATAAATTGTTTGGGGGTTATCTCCGGGGGTTCTCTGATGATAGTTATTGTCATGATCTTTGGTCAGCACTTACAAACATTGATTGGTATAATTTTAAAACCCACCAACATATTTCCTATTCATTTCGAGCAGCTGGTGCTGTCGTGGCAGATATTAGCGGGAAAGGTGATTACCTTACTTGGTACTGTAACAGCCCATATGGCACAGTTAGTGAATATATTTCCTTAATGATGAAAAAGGAGGATTGGATTTGGGATGATACGGGCTCTGTGTGTGATGAACCCGGTTGTGTAAAACACACTAATTTAATGAAAACAATGCCGGATAATACACTAAGACATACCTGCTCAAAACATGAGCCAAAAGACGGGGTGCGAGGAGATAAAACAATAATCGAAAAATGGAAGGAAAGGGAAGCGGAATGAAGCTTTTCTTCAAAAAGACTATCAATGGTTTGGTTCCCAGTGATTCCAATACCAAGATGGTATTTGATAAACTGGAAAGACACAGGGCTTTCAGGGTTACAATTAATGTTGCCCGTAACTACGAGTTCCATAAGAAGGCAATGGCATTGGTCAAGGTTGGATTTGATAACCAAGACCGTTTTAATGATATGGATTTGTTTCGCAAATGGCTTACCGTTAAATGTGGTCCTAAATACTGCGATGTTATAACCATTGATGGTGTTATCAATTACTTCCCTAAATCCTGGGCGTTTAATGGCTGGGATAATATTGAGTTTGGTGAATTCTACAAGGTTTTGTGGGGGGTTATTTACAACGATGTTTTAGATGGCGTTGAAAAGATGGAACTGGAAGCCTCAGTCTTGGCAGAAGTAAGGGAGTTTATGAATGATAATCAATATCAATAAAGAATGGCGACTAACTACAGACAATCTTCAATGGCGTTTGGAACATAAAGCTTTGAAGATTAAGGCCAACAACCCAAAGCTTGACGGCAAACCTGCTAAAACATGGAAACAGGTTTCGTACCACCGGGATATTTGGGGAGCAGTAAGGGATATGATGAGAAGGCAAGTCTGTGGTATTGAGGGGGAATACCCTCTGGGAGCCATGGATGAGCTTTGTCGGAGCTTACATCGGTCAGAAACAAACATAGAAAAAGCGATTGAGGAAGTTAAAAAGGAATTACTCAATGAAACTTAAAACCGTAGAAGACCTTTACAAACTAAGGCTATTGGGGAAGAAACGAGTCCCCACTGGTGAGCCTAATATGTATGAGATTATATACCAGTTCACCCCGGAGGAAATAGCTCCTTTATTTAATCTTGCTGAGAAAACACTTGGAGAAGGATTCTACCGTACTAAGGGAAAGCCATGAAAATAGATAAGAACGAATATTTTGAAGTTTTTGATAAGCATTACGACCCAGACTACATAGAAATGAGAAATCGTGAACTTAAAGCCTTAACCCAACCAGAGGGTAAGTAAATGATTAGTATCCCTCACAAGTGCCCCAGAGGGCGCTCAGATTGCATAGCTCTCTCGAACATTATTTCAGACGATAAGAGTTCATTCTTTTGTTGCGGAGAAAATGACGGGGAAAATTTAGAAGTTCCTCAAGATAAATACAGGGTTTGTTTTAAGGGGCCACACGACGACAGAATGAGCAACAATGATAAACTTGATTTAGTTCACAATGCGGCGGTTCTAAGCCAAGCCCTAGCTGTTATTCAGGCGGCGGTTGGTGGGAACGATTGGTCGCCCTGGGATGATGATCCCCTTAACAATGAGGAGTAGATAGATATGGAAAAACCAGGAAAATTTGGGCACCACCCCGATGAAACGATTGATGCGGAAGTGGAGGTTGAACGTCTTGTCGGTCAGCTTACTGAGGCCCAGACCACGCTGTTGATGGTTCTCGACCTGGAAGCGGTGACAGCACCCCTACTTAATATCAAAGAGCAAGCGCGGTACGTTCTAAAAGGAATGGGAATGAAAACCCTAGGATGCAGAGGAGTTTTTTAATCCAATGACTAAAGAGGCTAAACACCTGAGCGATGCTGATATTGAACATATCCCGACTGACGGCCACGAAAGTATCCAGCACCTTGAACGCATTAAAGCCCAAGCCAAAGCCTACAATACCGTTAAGGCAGAACGGGATGCCCTCAAAAAGAACGCTGTCGAAGCATGGGACACGGCCCACAACAATAAAGCTAAACTTGACGATGCTGTAGAAGAACGGGATGCCCTTTATGCACTGATTGAGGGGCTAGACCCATTTGATTACCCGGATTTCGTAAAAACCGATGAACAAGCACTAGCATTTCAGATGGCTATTAATGGAATTAAAAACAAGGTGGCGAGCCTAAAAGGAAAGGCAGCAAACCCCATAAGAGGATGAAACCATTAGGTGATATATGTTTGAATTATTAAGCCCCGTTCAATGGTCACTAATCATTGGTTTTGGTATTATATTCCTGATAGTGTTGGTGGGGGATAGATAAAGGAGATGAATATGGATGAAACCTGCCCAAATTGTGAAAGCGAAAATGTTTCAGAGATATTTTCTGATGAAGAAATCACTACGTTTGGGTGCGAGGATTGCGGCGAAGAGTTTGATAGACCGACACTTGAGGATTAATTGTTATGGATTTAACAGAAAAAACCTTGGAAGAGCTTATCAAAGACATTCGTGCTTGCAAAGACGATAAAGGTGAAAGGTTAACGATAGAGCCTACACACTTGTTTATCGACCCGGCGTGCCTTTACTTTCCGTGGTGGAAGAGAATATTAATCAGACTGTTTGGTAAAAAAGTTTCATCAATAAATGATTTTGGCATCGACGGTTATATCTATCGAGATAAAGCATACATCCTAGCCTATAAAGAAGGAATGGTCACTGACTGGTATGAGTAGTTGGCCCCTGGATTTTGGGTGTTACAGCGAGGAGGAGATGTACCAGGGGCCTGGGGAAACTATTCACCGCAGTTCAAAGTATGAAGGTCATTATCATCACCGACAGATTCCATGAAGCTCTCAAAGCCTTCAGGCCAATCTAAATCAGCAAGCCAGTCTTTTGTTTCATCGTCCATAGTTAATGGTTCGTGCCAATAGCATACCAAGTCAGTTTTTACCTTGATAGCTCCTGTTATTCCACAGCCGCTTAACAGTAAGGATATAAGGATGATTCTAACCATCGAATTCACAATTAGCTGCCAGTTCTTGCATTTCTTCAATAACTTCAAACCAAATGTCTCCTATATTGGCGTCACCCCAGCTATCAATATGATGAAGCTCATCGCGTACCATTATTTCAAACTCGTAAGTACGGTTGTATTCTTCTTCAATCCGGCCAGACCAATCCCATATTCTTTCAACAAGAATTTCTGTTTCGCAATCTACATTAGGTTCGTTAAAGCCTGTCAAGATGCTCACGCTTAGTACGCTTAGGAGAATCTTTCCTAACCTTCTTAGCTTGTTTTCTTGCATTGTCTCCTGCTTTCATCTGTTCAAGTTCAACCTCTTTGGCTCCAGACTTCTTATCCTCTGAACGCTGAAGGCCACCAAGTATCTTGCTGATAGCCCCAAAGAGGTTTTTCAGTAATCCAATAAATCCCATGTCAACATCCTTCTATATCAATACCCAAGAGCCTTACCCCACCACAAAACCAAGCGTTCTCTGTAGGGCTTAACTGGTAATCCACGGTTAGTCTGCCACTAACAACACTGACATGATCTTCAATTAAATTATAAAGAATTGTGTTCCCACTAAGGAACAGGATTACCAGCCCCCCTGTAGCCCGCTTCCACCAAGGATTAGTCTTGTAAACTACCCTCGGTTCTTCAACGGGCTTGTCTGTCATTTACTGGCCTAATTTGGCGATACCATCACGAAGACCACCAAGACCAAGAGCGCCCAGAATAACTCCGCCGCTTTCAATCAATGTGGTATCTCCAGTGAGATATGTTCCGATTGCTCCGAGGATAGCTAAACCCATAACAATATAGGTCTTTTTGCCAGCCATAAAGCCACCTTTAATAATATCAGCCATTGTTTATCTCCTATTTGTAGCTATAGATAATCGGGGGTAGTTTAGTATAAAGCACCCTCTTATCCAGATGTAGAAACGTGTCGCCTATCCCAACTGTCCAATCGAGATATAAAGCCATACGCATTAGTAAGTGTAAATCCTTGCTGTTGGGTCTGGCAATATCAACCGCACAGCAGTCAGTCTTGTATTTTTTGTTGCCTATCAAGTGTAAAGAGTTCTTAGAAGCTTGGTAGCCCCTCCTCAGTAGCCATCTGACCTTTTCCTGTGACCTGCATCCATCTGTAACGATCATAGGCTTGGCGTACCTCTCACGGAGATTATCCAGTTCTGTTATAAATCCGGGTTGAAGCTTAACTTTTCCTGTAATGGAATCAGCAAACTCAGCTTCTGTAAAGTATTTCTTGTCACTGAGATATGCCATTCATTAATCCTCACCTTCACAAATACGCCGCATATTATAATAGGTACCTAAATTAAGGGCATCTTGGGCTTCTCTACCAGTTAATCCCCAAACGCCAATACGAGTACCCTCATCCCCGGATACCAGGATCATAGCTCCTTTGTCTCCGTAATTGCGGGCTATTGATCTCGCCATACTCTTAAGATTTAATGGAGTAACTACTTTCATAACCATCTCAATAAGGAAGGGGCGCTTCCCCCGCTAAAGTTCCGCGCCCCTACCAGATACGAAGTGGTAGACACAATGTTTTGGACTAATAATTTAATTATTGTAGAAGTTTTTAATTGATCCGTCAAATGATTGCTCATTATAGATACCTCATCATAAATACAGCAGGAAAGAAATCTAACCTGCCCACCTCTATTCCGGTTCCTCTTAAAACGGTACAACAATTATTGGCTATCAATTTGTATTCGCTCCCCAGTTTAATATCCAGCATCTTACCAAAGTCAGGAGGAGGTTCAATCTTAACCAGTCTTCCCTGTTTTAATACCGAGAACCTAACAAGCTGTTTGCGATAACCTTTAAGCCCTCGTTTGAAAAAATAATGTTGTCCCTTGTGGACCACAGCAACATGGCTTGTCGGGGCTCCTGTAAGTGAAATAAGTATATCTCTAACATTTTTAGGCTTCCTGAAGAATAAATAGGTGTTTAATGGGCTGTAGCGTGCCGTAGGACGTGCAAGGAAGTTCTTCCGCACCCATGCAAGCCAGATTAGAGGGATAGCTATGTAGAGCGCGTACAGCGGCATCAGGTAATCTTGGTTCAAATAGTAGGCAAAACTGGATTCGTCAGCGTAGTATATAGCAAACTGCAATCCTACTCTTATAATGCCATCTAGAGTTTCAACGGTTAACCAGATAAAAGCTATTAGTGTTAAGAAAGGTTTCTTGATATATTTCAAACAAACCCAGAATAAAATAAAGGCCGGGATAATGTTATCAACTATCCCGGCGGTTATCGCAGTATGGAGTTGGGCGTAGTTTTCGACAGGGAATAAAAGATATAGATTCTCTAGCCCTATCTGTATGGCTATCAGCCCAATGAGTATTTTAGTCTGGCGGTCCACAGCTAGGTGGACAAGTGGGACTTGACGCCACAATGCCAGTTAAGCTTTCGCAAGCCTTGTTTACCCATTCTTCCCATTCTGGATGCTCCTCCGGGTTATCGAAATGAGATTCTTCAAAGTCAGCACAAAGTTTCTCAAGAGCCTTCGTTAGTTTTTCATGTTTTGTCATTGTTATTATCCTTTCTTGGTTGAGGATTTCTATGTATTATCTATAATTACCACTAAAAGTGTACCCAGTAAACCTAGCGCAGCAGCCCCCATGTAAATGATAATTTTTAATTCTCCGCGTATTCCTGCAACATCTATCTTCACTTTATCTCCATCCTTTTCTAAATCTCCAACGCGATTGTGTAGTTTTTTAAATTCATATTTCCCAGATAACCAGATTTTCTCGCATAAAACTCTGACAGAATCTTTTTTGAAATTTGGTGTTTTAAAGGCATCGCTCATACATTAACATCCTCTCCACTCATACCCTAAGCGATACAAGATTTCATCAAAGTCATTATGCTCAGGGATTGTTAGTTCCTGTCCAAAATCACACATCTTTTCAAGATAGTATTTGAAGTCTTGAATATCGTGACGGCGTTGCCTTCTGTTGGCATCTTCATCCTGGTATTGGTCTATCTGGGCTTGCGCTTGTTTAAAGGTTTCAAATTCATCCAGGGTAACCCACATAACCCCTGACCACACTCCAAAGGCATAGATAGCTCCAATGATAGGGATAAGCGCACCAACGCTTCCAAGTGTCCATTTGTGGGAGACTCTCATCGTTCTTCCTCGGCAAACCCCAGAAAGTCTCTAGCAGCAGCAAAGGCTCTTCCCGGTATCTCTGCTCCAGGACCAAATAAAATAGGTGCAATACCTGCCTCTGCTCTCCCAGCATTTATGGCCGCTGTCCTCTTTACCCCTCTCAAGGACTCTCTAGCTGTACCTCTAGCTCTTATCCCCCGGCTAATATCTAAGGGCCTTACAATAAAGAAATTAAGTATTGGAATGTTTTCAAATAATCTTGCTGTTCTTTGTTCAAATCCCTTTGCTTTGGCAAGAAATTCAGGAGATGGTTGCTCACCATTCTTTATTTTGGCAACAACTTCATCTAATTGTTTAAACAAACTAAGCTCTTCTTTAGTGAAAAGAAGGTTCATAATTTCTGAATTATCTTTTAAAGCGAGATTTAAATCTTTACCAAAACTTGTAGGAAATTCACCTTCAGGAGTGTTACGGAAAAATCTGTTCCAGGCCGCTTCACGAATGGCATCAAATTGCTCTGAGGGAAGCTCTGCTTTCAATTTTCTTAAATCTCTTTCAAGGCCACGTTTTAATCCCAAACGACTACGACCAAATAAATAGTTAGACATTTCATCAGGAGTTAACTTAAGACGCCGCGTACCATCCTTTGTAACATCAGTGAATTCTCTCAAGAAATCCTCTCTCTGGAAAACTTCACCTAGTTTTCTCCTTGAAGCTATAGCTCTTTCCCACAGTTTCAAAGCAGCTTCATCGCCAAATATCAAAGCTTCTCTCAATGAATTATCAATAAATTGATCTAGCTCTGCTCTCATCGTATCAAGAGCTTTGTTTTGTGGACTATCTATTTTTGTCCTATTTTTATTAATCTTTACCCTGATTTCAAATATTTTATTAATATCAGTGATGCCTTTTGCAGCAATAGTATCATCTAGATCACCAAGAATCTTATTGACTGCTGGCATGTCCTCAATGGGGAAATCTCTGACTGAATTTTCCAAACCATCTCTGACCGCTACTACCCCCTCATTGGTAACGCCGACTGCCTCACCCTTTTCTCTGGCAAGATCAAACCTTCTATCAACATTCTGTTTTAATATCTGCCGTCTTTTGACCTGTGCGGCTTGTACTTCAGCGGGGGTGGTCCCTCTGGGATTAAGGCGTTCACCAATAGCAGGGATATTTTCTGCTGCTTGCGCCATCTGTCTTTCTTCTACTGATCTGGCAATTCTACTTACATCAGGTCCTAACTCTCCTGCTCTTGCAGCGGCTTCAGCCTCTAACAATGCAGGTTCGCCAGTAACAGCACCGGTAGTTTGTTGTATCGGTTTTGGTAACGCAGCCCCCTTAGCCACTTGGATTAATTGTTCTCTGGTTCCTCCCTGCTTGAGAAAATCATTCATTATCACAATGCCTTCAGGAGATATATCAATAGGTAAATTATTCTCTTTAAATAATATTCTGGCTTCTTCAGTCAATTCCCCGTTTTTAATTAATTTTCTGGAAGTAGCTAATGCCCTTAATTTAGCAAACTGTCTTATGCCCAAATTCAGAATAGGAGTTCCTATGGCTTCAAAAGTAGCGAATGCTAACCCGGTTTCAAATGCCCTTTCACCAATATCTTCTACTCCCGCCTGAACATCCAACAGGGCCTGTGTCTCTGCTCCAGCCGCACCAACCCCGATTATCTCACCAATACGAGGAATAAAAGTAGACTGTCTTAATGCTTGGCTGCCAACAAATCCACCTACAGCTTTAGCCCCTATTTCACCAGCTATGCGTCCGGCTCTTACTTGTGGTATTATCAGACTAACGGCAGTTAATAATTCTGTTGCTGTAGGCCCAAGATCAGCAACACTTAATCCCTTACGATTAAACGCGAATACTTCATCAATGCCTGGAATTGTGAAAAACAATCTTTCATCAGGTACACGTTCTTTTTCAGGAAAATCACCTATTGCGCCAGCTAGTAATGGTTGAGCCGCCGCTATTCCAGTCCCTGTCCCAGGAATATCTCTGAAAACATCGCCACCAACAGGGGCTTTAAAGATACTGGCATTAGGGAATATCTCCAGTATAGAAGCAAGTCTAGCCGTATCGTCAGTGCCAAACCTAACTAATCTCCTTTTAAGACGATCAAGATTTTGAGCGGTTTCAACATCAATACCTGGGAAACGCTTTTCAACACTTTTCTGAAAGCTTTCTGGTGTTTGAGATAATCGCGCCCTGTCTTCCGGTTTAAGAGGTGCTCCAAAGCCAGACGCTGCAAAGGAAAAGAGTTGTGTTCCGATTGGCGGAGGAAGAAAACTGCTAAGTTCTTTGGCTTTAGGGGCCCTATCACCAAATTTAATGGCACTTTCAGCACTTCCGGCATGGAACCGGATTACTTCCGGCGGCGTATCCTCTGGGAAAAGCAAGACATCCCCATTGCTGAGTTCAACTCTTATATCAGCCATTTACATCTTCCATCTGCCCGGTATCAAGATTAAACCTTTGAGTCTTTCCGATAGTTGGTTGTTGCTGGTCTGTCGGCAGGAAATTAAAACTTCTCGCTAATGACTTGGCATTATCACTTAGTGCATCGAATAAGTCATCAAAGAGCGCCTGTTCTGTTTCAAATGTGGCCCCCGGCCCCACCTGTTTTCTGCTAAGAGACTGACGGCGGAATTGTTCTACATCCTGTTTGAAATTATTTCTCAAGACTGTTATGTTCTGACTTGGATCACCAGCCGTACCCGTAATCTGTCTCAATGCAAATTCAAAGTCTTTATCTGAAATTCTGGCTGAACCATTATTATTACGAATAGCAACAGCAAACGCTAATCTAACTAAGTTGGCTTTTACAAGTGCAGCATCATCACCAAGGTCACTAATCTTATCAATAATTCCAATGCCTGTGTCAAATAGTTCATCAACCAAATTAGGATTAGAAAGAAGAGCATCAAGAGAAACTATTCTGTCACCATTTTCACTATAAATACCTGAAATTTCTCCCGTAACAGGGTCGTTCCCTTTAAATAAATCTACAAATCCTGTGACCTGATCTATTGTAGCACCTGCTATTCTAACAGCAGACCCCAAGGGACCACTAGCAACAGCAGCAGGTTCAGCAGACCCAGCTATCAAGGCTATAATTTCAGCCCCCACTTCAAGAGAGCTTTGTGTGCTATCTTTAAAGTCACGGAAATCTATAATATCTTGTTTACTTAGTAAACCTGTCGTTGCCCCAATATCACCTTGGGTAAATGATTGAATCCGACCTTGGTCATCAAAGTTTATAACAAGACCTTCTCTAGAAACAGACTTAGCAATCTGAGCATTTAAAATAGCAACATCAGGATCGTTTTCACCTTTTTCAGCAATAAGAATATTTCTTTCGTCAATTAGTTTTTTAATATTGGTTGGCGCTACTGGTTCTTGTGCTTTTGCTATTACCGTTGGTGAACGCGCTCCTGTGGCGTCCTGTAATATTGCAGGATTCCTTCTCAAGGCTCCTAGTTCACCATTATTAAAGAACGATTGTCCATCTGGCCCAGTCATTTGAGAAAAGGCATCTAGGATTTCTGCTTGTGTTCCTGTGAAGTTATTGCCAGCATCGAATAAAGAATTAACATCATCCATTGCTGTTCCGCCCCTTGAACCAGGAATGTTGGATAGTCTTTGATTGCCACGCGCCTCTTTTAAAACACTCATGGCAAATCTGGCTTTATCAGTGCCAGAACCTAAGAATCTTGTATCTGCCATTTGTTGCAATGTAGCAACTTGACTAGGATCACCCATAATTTCAGCAATAGCACTGGCGGATAAATCACCCAATCCTAGTTCAACAGCCACTTCTTCAAGTCCCTGCAATTCAAGAAAACGATCAAAGTCTTCTGTTGAACCAGTTCCTAAAAATGTATTCACCAAGTTACTAGCACCCTGTGGATCACCAGTCATCTGAGCGACAATCTGTTCAATGATTACTCTAGCATCTCTAGCTTGTTGTTCTGGAAGGTCCTTTATTACTTCGCCCTGATCTTTGATAAAATCAAAGACGTTGGATAAAATTTCACCTTGAGACTGTCTTTGTTGGATTCTTGCCGCCGTTGCCTGATCTGAAGGCAACGGTTGTCCTCTAAATCCTGCCGCAATGTTGGAAAATATTAATCCAAGAGTTCCTAAAGGATTATCTTTAAAGTTTTGCCTGAAAGAGGGCGCTTGTGTTTGTATTTGAGGGGCACGTATTTGTTCTCTTTGCGGTGCTTGTTGTTGAGGCTGAGTAGGAGCCTGTGCCCCTGGAACTACTGTTCCCTGAATATCAAGAACATTCTCAGGATCAAGCGAGGAAAAGCCCAAACCACCAACGCTACTTACCTTTTCTTGAACGGTATCAACCATCTAATTGTTCCTTTAATTCTTTCACGCCTTGAAGGGCTATAGCTGCCAACATGGAATAATCAACCATCAAAACTCCATCAATCTCCATAACAGCTTCCGGGAAGTCCTTTTGCAGGTCTTGAGCTATTACCCCGATTTGAGGTTTGTCTGAATTTATGAAATTGAATTTAATGCCTTTGGTGTTTGTAAGCTTATCAAGAACAGAAAACTCCTCAATATCTTTTTTCATTCTAATATCAGAAACTCCTACAGCACCTAGTCCTTGCAAGGCCCCTCCTATGCCACCAAGAATGTCAATAAATCCTGGGCTTTGGGTCTGTGTCGTGGTGCCAGCAACATTCTGAGTAGCTGTCCCTGCTCTGAATCCTAAAAGACTACTCAAAGTTTGAGCCGCCCCTGTCTGAATATTAGACGCACCCAATCCTAATCCGAAAGTCTGGTTTATAAGGTTGCTAGGCTGCCCTAGGATGGCCCCTACGTTGGTTGGAGCAGCACTCGGGTCCAATGCAGCCGCTAGAGCAATACGGTTCTTCTGGGCCGCGTCAGCGAGACTAAGTTCTAATCCTGTTAATCCACCAGCAGTTTGAAGGTTTTGCCCTATCAATCCTGAAAGAGCCTGTGCTTCCTGCCCTCTAACAGCAGATTCCAACTGGCCAAACTGTCTTGTAGCCTCTCTTGCCACCAAACCACCTCTATCAATAATAGGACTATCGCTCGGTCTTAAACCTAAACCGGGTGCTAGTTCTTCTCTTAATAATCTTAATTGATTTTGAGAAAACGCTTCAATATCCGATCTTCCTGCGGCTATAGCTTCTTCCGCTGCTGTACCAAAGAACTCTCTCTGGGCTTCTGAAGGCAATCCACCCCTTTGGATAATGTCGAACTGTTGTCTTAAGGTCTCCTCTCTCAACGGATCAAGAGACTGGGCACGCTCTAAATCCAGTTGTGCAGCACTAAGCTGGCTTTCAATAAAGGCCCGTCTTTGGGGGTCTAAAGCAGCTTCAGTTTCCAACTGGGTTCTTAGAAGAGAAACATTGGCTTCCTGAAGGGCTATTTCATTCTGAATAATCTGGGTTTGTATTTCAGGGGTTAATACCTGACCTCGAATACGAGCCTCTTCAGCAGCCAAATCCAGCAAAGGCTGAATAGCTGCAAGCTGTTGCTGAAATGCGGACGAAGTCAGATCAATATTTCTCGATACAGCTTCGGCAATATTTGCCTGTTGTTGTAATAAAGCCAATTCCTCTGGTGAAGGTGGGTCAGGCGTTATCTTTCTGGTTTCGTTTATTGTAGTTGTGGTTTTGCTTCCCATGTCAATCTCGTTGCTATCATGTTACCTGATAAGGCGACAAAGCCGCCACGTTTCTTAAGCATTCTTTTATAACTTTTTAATTCATTAGGAACTGTTCCTATTACCATTTGCGCTCCTGAGTTTCTTAAAGCTGCCATTGCTGTCAGAAATAAAACTTTAAATAGCTTTGACTTCCTGACAGGATGGAGGTCTTCGCGCATTATTAAGTGTTCCAAATGAGCCGTAGGTTTACCCATAAATATCTGGATGATACCTTCTACTACCCCATCATCTTCAACTACCATCCATGTCTGCATATTCTCCCAATCCAACTCACTTAACCATTCATAACCAGTATCAGACATAAGTTCCTTGAACCGGGGAATGTCTCTATTTTCAGCTACGCGAGTTGTTATCAAGCTATCACACTCCCAAAGGTTGAACCTGCCCCGCTTATGCCGACAGTAAGACCGCTTTTATCTACTGCCACTCCTGCTGCCCCTCCAGCGCCTCCTGAAGCTTGGCCAGCATCTCCTACCGTCCCAGCAACCCCTCTGTTGCCTCCTGCTCCTCCAGCACCTGAATCTATATCAGCACCACCTCCAGCGCCTCCTGTGGTATCTCCACCTGCCGAACCTGGATTGCCTAATGGGGAAGCGCCTCCAGCACCATTTCTAGCACCTCCACCTCCTCCGCCTCCCTGTCTGGCTGCGGTGCTTCCTCCACCACCTCCACCGCCACCTCCGCCACCAGCGGAGATAGTGCCATTATTTACAATCGAACCGGGTATAGAGTTTGCTGCGCCATTAAAATCAATGCAGAGTTGGCCTACGGCTCCAGGGCTTCCGTTTATGGGGGTTGTTGGATCACCAGTACCGCCGTCCCCCCCCTTGCCTCCAAAGGCTCTCAATTGAAAGGTAGCATCAATTATTAAGTCTATTGTTGATTGCGTGCCGGTATTGGGGATGGTTCCTGCTCGTACAAGCCCATTTGCTGTCAAGGTCCCGTTCTGAGTAGCGGCATAAGTTACCGTGAGTTTAAGATCGTCTGTCCCGTTCCAGCCATCAGCAGTAGCAAGGGCACTCAGGAAGTGTTCTCCTTGGTCTGCCGTAACAGAAACAGTATGTGTGGCTACGGGAAAACCCGCTCCACCCAATATTGCTACTCTGGATGCTCCTAAAGGCATTATGAGAAGTTTAACCCCCCTTCAAAGCCATACCAGATAGTCCCTCCGTCAACTGTCAAAAGAGCAACTACGTCTCTGCCTGCTGCTGTCAAAGAAGGAGCAGTACCACCGACCCAGTCTACAGAAGCAGGCCAGTTAACTGTCTGAGAACCGCCATTTGTTATAATCAGGGTAATGCTACCCGCTTTTCCTGTAGCTGGGGGGTTGTCCAAAGTGAAGGTATTGGCAGAAGTATCCACCGTAAGCGTTGCAACGTTCCCTAAAGTGAGGTCAATGCTTTGTGTCCCTCCACCCGTAGAGCCAATAATATTAACTGTTTCAGCATAGTCTATAAATTCAGGCCGCGTAATTGAACTATCGCCCATATTAATGGCATTACTGTTGGCGTCCAACGCCCCACCAAGCTGAGGAGTAGTGTCTTCGACAACATTAAAAATAATAGTCCCACTAGCATCTGGCATGGTTAGGGTTCTTGTTGTGCCAGTAGCAATAGTAGAGGGATCGAACTTCCAGACCGCTGTAGCATCAGCCGGATCAAGTATTACAACATCACCAGTCCCGGCAGCTATCAAGGCCAAATCGGTATTTGTATCTGTTCCTGTGGCTCCTATACCAATTCTGGGAGCGTTGCCTATAGCAGCATTGGTTATTCCTATATGATTAACCGCCGATGCTGTTTCCACAAATTCCAGAAGCTCAAGCGTGCCATTCCCTAAAGCAAAGCCATTTACATCTAATTGGCCTCCTAATTGAGGGGTGGTATCGCCAACAAGTTCAGCAGTAACCCCGGTAACCGTCCCTGTCCCTTTGGGCACAAGTGCAATGCTTATATCTGTGTCCGTGCCCTGAGCTACAATACGAACAGCGTTACCAGTGGTCTGAGCTTCAAATGTTAATCCGTTTGTAAGTGCGCCTCCAGCCGTAGCGCCATCCCACCTGAATATTCCAGCAACACCAGTCAACTGAAGCCCTATAATATCATCAGATATTTCTTTTAATTCGGAATCAGCATCAGCATCCAGAATAAGAGCGTTGCCATTAAAATCCGCGTCTTTGGTTCGAGGAAAGCCCAAGTCTTCGCCATTATTGAACACCTGATCAAAAGAACTGTTCAGGTCTGAAGCATTAAGTACTTCTCCAGCTATCCAGGTTTTGAATTTTGATACAGCCATTATGTTAAGTCCTCTAATACCAAGCCGTCCGCATCCAAGACGGCAGCAATGTTTTTCACCTGCGCGTCTTCATCGAGCACAGCATTATTTAATCTGTATTTGATAATTCTGAATTCCCCACCTGATATAGTGTCTTGATAAGCCTCACGATGCGAAGCCCCTCCCAAAGTAGATGTCCCCAAAGTAAACGGATCACTTGCAGGACCGAGTACGTCAGAACCGCCCTGCCCTATTGTGACAGTTTTCTCAGCAAAGTTATCTCTTGTGAACCCAAATGTGATATTGCCATTGTTTTTAGGTTCCAGCCCCAATCCAACAGCAACGATTGTTTTAAGATTTCTTGGCGCAGCATAGGAGAAAGCAGGGGTTTCAATGGTCCAGTCTATCGCAGTTCCATTTTCCACACGACTATTTGCCTGAAAGAGTTTATTAACAAAACCATCGGCATCACCGGAGAATATAGTCAATCGGTTACTACTGGCACTATCAACAACATTGGCCAGACATCTCGCAACATAAGAATCCCAGGTTGCTATTCTCACCGGCTCGAAACGATAATCTATTTTGATAATCAAATTAGGCGTAGAAGAACCATCAACAGGAATAGTTATCAGGGCAATCCCTTCGGTAGAATCTGCGACTGCCCATCCGGTATCTAAAGCTGAAAAGTTAACTCTGCTACCAATAAGACCACGATTTATCCCAAATGAAAGTGTATTTTCCTGAAAGTCACCAAACTTCTGGGTAGCAATCAGGGAACGTATAACGCCATTCATATCAACAAACCCAAGATCATTCTTGAATTCAAAAGTCAGATTAGGTCCGGCACACCCTATTCTTTGTGCGAAAGGTCTACGAGCAAACCCATCATCTCCTGTTGGAGCGCTCCCGGTAATGCGATGTATCGAACCTTTGTTGGGACCCTTAAATACCCACATATCATCAGAAAAGGAAACTATTGCAGTAATTTTATCGCCGTCATTCGGGTCTATTTGTATATCCCCAGAACCTGCACCAATCCAATCTTCGGGATCAAGTAATGCAGAAAAATATAATTTTGATGGATTTGCGTTATCACCTGCTGCCCAAGCCCTGTTTTTATGAACAGCACAGAATGAGAAATTAGGCGGAGTGCCCGCAAGGTTTTGTGCAGTAGTCCCATCCCATGATTTAGGAACCTCTTTATTGGAATTAATAATAGCTAAATCATCAAAGATACAATAATTTGGGATTGAAGTTGCATCCAGGCCGGTAAAGATGTCTACAAACGTTCCATCAGCGTCATCCTTGGCGATCTTGGTGTCGTGGTGGACTATTCTATGCTGGGAAGGTGAGCCACCAGTCCCCTGGATAAAGAAGTCTACCAGGCCCCTTACAGGCCCATCTAGCGCTACAGAATTCAATCTGTTGGTTCCGGGCATTTTATGAACAGAACCATCCAGTTCATAAATAGTGTTGTTGGCTTGCAATAAATAGGGAATCTGAACTCTTCCCAGATTATCAGCGGGGAGTTCAGCATTAATCGAGAAGTCAGTGGCAAGTCCCCCGTTAAAGAAGTGGCGAATATCTTTATAGCGTCCAGGCATTAGCCCCTCCTGAATCTGTCATCAAGACGATCAAACCGGTCATCAGTGCTAAATCGTCCGCTTCCTCTCCATGGGCTTTGTGCTCTCCTTCGGTAGGGTGTCACGGCAGGGCGTAACTTCAGTCTTGGTGAAGCAAATTCCTGGTCTGCCAAAATGCGAAGCAAGGTACTATTATATTCCTGCGCGACCTCTTGTGATCTGGGGTCATCTTTTCTGTCACGATACCATATCTCGAGTGCCTTCAGAATAATTACATATCTAATCTGGAAGGGAACGATGGGTTCATCGGTATCAGCGGAAAACTGTTCTTTAGCAACACCAGCAGAACTTATAACAAGTTTGTTGGTGATAAAGGAATAAGGGAAGATTAAAAGTTTATCGGGGGGGTTATGGAATCTGACTTTTCTGACACGAGTAGTGTTACCAACAAAATCGTCATCAAAAAACATGCAGACAGTAGGACGACCAACAATATTGTTTCTGGGAAACATTTTTCTAAAGTCAGTTCGAGAGATAATATCTATTTCATTATTGTCATCAAACTTGGTAATATGAACAGGTCTTAAAAAATCAGCATCAAGTGCGTAATCATCTTCAAAATATATATAAGCAACAGCCGATAGATTGGCTTCAGCTACGAAAGCAGGATCAAGCGTAATTGAAGTATCACTACCAACAGCAGTTACTTTATATGTATCCCTGGTGCCATTAAGTCTGATTTTACCACCAACTCGGGCATTATTAGTCCCAAAAGTGTTGGCTGTATTCCATTCTGTTAATACACCTGTTAAAGCAGTACTGCCTATGTTGATGGAAACAGTTCCGGTGTCATATTTTGGTTGAGTAATCAGATTTCTTGAACGTTCAGCCCAAGGCACACTTTCCTGCGTACCAAGGTGCATATCCTGTAAAGCCAGGTTGATATATCTTTGAGCCAACTGGGTATTGGTAGTGGTGCCATCAGTATCGGCCCCGTCTGCGCGTACCCTGTTAATCAAGTCACTATAAAGATCAACAAAGGTGCGCGGAGATTCCGTTGTGCTCATTCTCTGCCAAGCCTTCTAATGTTAGAGAACGAAAGATCAGGCCCAAATACTCCAGGTTGGTCAGACTGATTAATAAAGTAAGCCTGTGCTCTTGGATTCGATGCTCCAGCCATTGAAACAAAACATCCTTTTCTGAAGAAGAATTCCCCAGAAGCAGAGAGATTAGCCCCGTTTTCAAGTTCAATCTTTCTTTCCTGATCAGTGTCACCTTCATCTGTGTCAAAGAAATCAACGCTATCATCAGCATTTTCGGATAAGATTGTGACAGCTTCAACATATCCTCTGCCTACAAATAAATGTCCTGTTTTGGTAATTTCAGGAGAAGTGCTGGTTCTGTCTCTATCGAATAACCGGGCATCATCAGCAGTGAAGTCGCTTATCAGAATATTGCCCGTAGTCGTATCAAGTTGATCCTGAATACCCAAGACAGCATGGGTTACTGCAATCTGGTCTAAAGCGGAGAGCGTGCCTAAAGCAACGCTTGAATCCTGACCAAACTTGGTCGAGAATAAACTGGCATCACCGTCATTACCGCCAGCATCAATGTTGAAAGAAGCTTCCACCGTATAATGTTTACCGCGTTCAATAAACCCGCCAAAGGCTGTCGGAGCAAGCTCACCTATCCCGAGTTCGATCAAATCAGTCGCAGCAGTCAAACGAAGCCCGATTGATAGCTGAATAGCGTTAGCAGCACCTTGGAGTTCCATGAGAGCCACAGTATCGTCTGCTGTGAAGGCAAAGTCCTTAGCAATAAAGAGAGTAAATCTCACCCCTCCTGTGGCATTCAGAGCATAATTAACATCACCTTCGGTTAAAAAGGCATCAGCCGTACCTGTGACGTTAAGACGCATGGCAAACGCACCGGAATAGGGAAGGAAATTGGGAAATGGCAGCTTTGAAAGCTGTTTGTAGCTCTCAATCGTTAATTGACTGCCGGTATCCGTTTCTGAATCCCATTCCGTGTTATCGCCGGTTTCAAAGTTTGCTTCGAAAATAAAGGGGAAGGCCATGGTCTTACTCCATATATTTTATGCCAGCCTCGTCAAGTAGGGACTTGGCTTCGACAGTGTTTTTTGGTGCCGTTCCAGTTAAATCCTTAACCTGTTTCTTCAATGAAAAGAATGGCGAGGCCAACGTGATATTAGTATCGCCACCAACTACAAATGTCCCTCCATCGGTAGCGACTACTGTAGCACCTCCGGTATCTATCATCACAGTGTCGGGTTTTGTTTCAGAAACAGGATGATATGTTTTTACTGGCACAATTGAATCGTCATAACTGGTATCCGTGTGGTGTTCTTGAGGCCGATATACCTCCAGATTAGCAATGTTGGTCTTATCAACGCCTAAATCCACACCTGACTTGTCAAGGCGCATCCTTAAACCCTTCCAATACATGATTTTGGGTTTATTCGCCATTTCCCATCTTAAATGTTTTGCAATAGCAGCCGAGGAAGCATGACGCATCTCTTTATCAGAAGGGATGCCTTCAATGAGTTGCTGGCGTATTTTCTTTTCTTCAACAATTGCGCCATCGAGTTCATTTTTCTCAAAAGGTTTAGCGGTCTGCTTTAAGAGCATATCGTCTATTCTGTTGAGTTCATCACGGGTGTATCCTACATCAATATCAGGAACACCACGCAAGGCAGCCTCCAGTTTAACTTCACAACCTCGTTTGCGTTCATTGAGATCGTCAATCTGGTTTTGTCGCAAGACACTTGCTGGAGCAAAATATCTTCCTTTAAATTGCATTTGTCGCATTATAGACCTTCCTTCTTTGGATGAATCTTGACTTGAGCCACGCCAAGACTTCGGTTGCGGGTTTGAGTTGGACCGCTGAACGGCCAAGATGCGGTTTTTTCTACAACTTTGGGAGTGGGCATAGGCTGCGAGGCGGTCTTAGCTTTTGGCTTTGCTGCGTTTTGCTTTCGATCTTCCAGAGTTGTGAAGTTTGGGTTTACCATCTTTAAGTCTCCTAAGTTCGACGGTTTGACCAGCTATTTCATATCTGGCCTTCTTTTGGAGAGAGTGAGGAGCCTTTACGTTGGCCCCCCTTCCCTGTGCCAAGAGAACTGGTTTTCTCAGTCTTCATACTGTTGGATTTTAAAGACTTTGAACGAGGGGTTATCCCTCCGCCAATTTTCAGCTTGCTCATGACACCTGTGCTCCTATGACAAAGCGCCAGTTGTTGTGGCCCTGTGCATAGCGCATATAACCGCGCCATTTGGCAATGAGAGTATCAAAGTCTTCAACCATCGCAAGTTCCAGAGGAATGCGATCTGTCCATACTGCCATTTCTTCACGAAGAGCAGCATCAGCCATAAACCAGTTGTTTGTGTCTGTCAGATAATTCCATTCAATCATATTGAGGGAACTATGGAGAACGTTGATATTGTTGTTCGCAGTATCGGGTTTACCCATACTGTTAACAATCTCCAACCCGACATCCCAAAGATCAGTTGGCACCCAAAGTTCAGTGGGTTCCACTGTGATACGATTGGCACGATCATCACGGAAATTTACCATCTGTTTACGAGCAGCAATGACTGCCGTAGCCGATAGTGCGGTTGTATTCAGATTATCAAATCCTGTTGATGTATCAACGCCGGGATGGGTTGTGGTGTGAGAGTCCGAACAAAGGGCAACGCCTTCAGAGTTGACATAAAACCTTGTATCCACAGAAAAAGCATTGTTGAACAACCGGGCTCCGTCTTTTTGACGGGTGCGCCCTGCTGAACGTGCTAGTCCTGCTGGTCGATTGTCAAAAGCTCCAGGGAACTGATTATCATCAAACAATTTGCGTCTGATTTGAAACCCTGAAGTAAATTCAATCGGTGTAAAGGTCGTATCAAAACCCTGACTGAAAGAATCATAGTTCACATTGCCTGTGAATTCTTCGAAATCACTAAACGCCCCAGTTTCCGATTGTTTTAACTCGTCGCGGCCATTTGACCCCATCATGTTATAAACTGCCGGAAGCATATCAGGAAGATCGGTGAATCTCTCGTTGAAAATTTTCTGAAATCTTGGATCAAGTAGGTCTCCAAAGTTTTCAGATACGAGTGGTACTGTTGACATGATCTATTTCCTTATGTTGGACGGTTGCTGAGAACGTGATCGCCAGCAATAGCAAAAGTGAAACTATCGCCAGCAGCATCAAATATGCTTTCGATAGGAACCAATTCTGCCGCGCTAGCGGTCAAGGCCACTGAAGCATCAAGCTCCAGAAAGTCGGAAGTCAGCGTAATTGTCGGAGATTGAATTGCATGATACGGGACATGGAGGAAGGTATCACCTATCGCTATGTCCAGCGGGAATGCAACTGTGACAGTCGCCGCCGTTGTGCTTGTTGTGGTTATTTTGCGGACCTTCCCTTGGTTAGCACCAGCCAAGCCCCAAATGGTTCCTTCATCAACTTGAGGAGATGAATAGTCAAAACCAGTCGTGACAAGTAAACCTGTCGTGCTACCAGTGTCTTCAGTCTGCGCTGTCAGGACGGTGCCGGTTGTGGCGCTGCCTGACAGTTTAATTCTCCAGACGGCATCAGGGTTAATAATAACCTTGACGATTGCCGCTGGGTCTGAGCCGTCAGTGTTCTGGGCTGTCGCAAATGTGGCCGTGTCTAAAGTAACACCTACCATATCCGCACATGAAGTAGCTGTGGCAGCCGCTAGGCCAGCCCCACCACCTACAGGTATTAACAGCGGAACACCGACGTTACTCACTGTTGCAGCCACCTGAAAAGATTTAACTTTAGGGGCGGCTCCGTGGAGAGTATATGCAAGTTCCATGTCTTTACTCCTTCTTCATGTATAGTTTGCATAACGCGGTTTGTTTGCAGCCATCGCACTCACCTTCAACGCCATTTCCGAGTGGCGGGCGAGACTGTTTGATATAGTTGTATTTACGGGCGTTGAATTTCGGTTCGCAGATATGACAAAGACATATTGTCTTGCCTAACTCTGCCATGTCAGTAACCCATGAACCAGCAGTGCGGAAGGAATTCCGCTTTCTAGCTGCAAACGCCCGCATATCCATTACCGGCGTCCTGGCTTACCACTTAATAAGTCATATTTTTTAGCTTGTTCGGGATTGATGTATTTTGCTTCCTTCTCCACATCATCCCAAGTATATTCTCCCCTGTCTACCAAGCCTTTATAATGGGCTTTCAAACGAGGAGTGAGCGATTTGTTTAAATCAGCGGGCATCCCATCAGGGGAGGCTCCGGGTTCCTCAGCATATAAGTTTGCATCTCCTACCCCTCCTGAGAAAGAAGTTGTTTCACTGGGTTTGGGAGTTTTTGAGGTTCCTAAAACTATCTCCAATGCCACCAGTTCGGTTGCTTTCGTGCTTGGCAACCCATCTCCAACCAGCTCATCAAACTTGGCTTTTAATTTCTTGTTCTGGTCAGTACCAATTTTAAAAGCTTCAGGATGAGATTTCTCGTAATCTCCAAACTTCGTAACTTGTCTGGTTTCAACGGTTTCTTTCCTGACCGCCAGAAGTGCCTCTTCCTTGGCTTCTCTCTTAATTCCTTCTTTCCATTGATCATCAAGAATAGCCTGACCCTCTTCTGTGGTCATTTCCTTGGCGGTTATCTTGGCTTGAATTTCTGCCTTGGTTACAAGTTTGGGGGCTTCCTGAACCTGTTGAGTGGTTTTCTCTGCCCGATCCTGCCAAAACTTGGCTTGCTGCTGGGCAAGAATTTTGTCGTCTAGCGCAGCTTTTTTATCGTCGTTTACTTCTTGGAACCGTTCATAGGGTACGTTTTTTTGATCTTCTGGTTTTTCTGCCATTTTTCTTCTCCTTGGTTGGCGAATCCTCTTTAACGCCGGGGTTAAACTCGTTCAAAGCCTTTTGAGCTTTATCAACGTCATCAATAAGCATTTGAGGCAAATCAATGGCGATAGTAAAAGCTTCAACTTGAGCTTGAACGAGAAGGTAAGTGTGCTTGAGCCTTGGGAGTTCGGTATCATCCACACGCGGGTCTTTAAACCGTTCTTCAGCGAGGTCTAAAGATTGTTTCAGTTGCTCTACCTTTCCCTGCAAAAGGGAGCGATAAAGATTCCAGTTACTGTCTTTTTGAAGTTTGGTAAGTTCAGCAACAGGATACTGGAATTGTAATATTTTATATTTTTGTTTAAGAGTTCTTTCGTGCTCTTGGAGCCTTAAGCTTTCAATTATCTCTTTCTTATCAGGCATTTACAGCACCTTCTTCAAGTCTGTTTGGTTGTAAATTCGGTTGTTGGGTGGTGTCAGGAGCGCTTTCAGGAGGTCTGCCAACTTGTCCTTCCTCTTGGAACCCCTGCTGGGCTGCTGCTGCCAAGGCTTGAGTTTCCTGCTCTTGTGCGGTTAACTGTCTGACAATATTGACGTATTGCCCGAATAAACCTGCCTGTTGTATGCTCAACTGGCCAAATAAAGCATCTTCATTGGCAAATGCAATCAAGGTCTGCAAATGAACCTCTGCAGCTTCAATCGGGATAGCTTCTGGAACCTGACCACCCATTATGATTGCAATCGCTTCTGCTGCAAAGATTTTGGGCATTCTCGATAACGGAGTTGGCGATCTCAGGTATTGATCCGGGTCCTGGCCCTGTGCCTTGCCCATATCCCTCAGTAAACGATAAATCCCTTCTGCATCTATTACCCCGGTCTGGATTGCGATAGGATTGATGTAAAATTGCGCCAAAGCTCCCAATGATTGCTGTAAAGCAACCCTCGAGGTATTGAAAACATTGGCGCTAAACGTGAATTCATATAATCCGGTAATATCGTCTATTCCACGGATAACTTCATAAGGATCGTCTTTTTCCGTTTTCGGACGCATAATCATGATGCGTTTCTCTTTAGGAAGGAAAACTTGGTTTAATTCATGGATTTGTGAATATAATTCGGTAAATGCCAGAAAGAAGCGTCTTAGAATGCGTTCAGGGCGTGCCTCACCCTGATTCTGGAGTAAAGCCATGCCTCCTACCGTCCGAAGTGCTGACGAAGCCCCTGGAGGCACCCTGCCGAACTGAATGTCACCTGTTAAAGTAAGTTTTTCTTCTTCAGCCGTTAATTGGCGCATTAAATTGATATTATTGGCGACAACGTTGCTTTGCAGGTTTGGAAAGTTAACATCCCTCTGAGGATCACCCAAAGGATAGCCTTCACCCGGAGATAATGTCACTGTCTCAGGTCTTGTCCCGCCTGTAGGCCGATAAAAGAAGAACGGTAAATTCTGAACAGCATTTGAATCTATGGTTTGATCAAGAAGTATTTTCTTGGCTTCATAAAACCCCTCTACTATCTCAAGTAATCCAATTCCCTGCCGTCTTCCTTCAACCGGTAAGTAAGTTGCTTCCGAAAAAGGACGGCGAGGTTTGATAAAGGGCCATATTTCCTGCAACAGCGCGGCTTTTAATAAAAGTTTGGTTTCCTTGACCACCCACCAGACTACCTGTTCATCAACTCCATCTTTGTTAATATCAAAGCCATCAAAACAAATCAGAAGTGTAAGGGTGCGGTGAGACTCGGCTTCAGTGGTTCTTTGATTGTGATCTGATTCCCCGCTGATCTGATCTTTCTGATCTTCAAGTTCTTCGTCCTTGCCGGTTCTGAAGTGTTGAAAAAGCTTTTGCTTCTCTTCTTCTTCGGGTAAATCGTAAAATCCGTCTTCAGCGTCCTGCATAATCTGATTAATAGTCGGATATTCCCGTAAAATAACGTGCGAAGCCCCTCTGGGGTTATGAGGGCTTGGAAAGTTTAAATTAGCCGCTCTCGGAGGGTGTAAAACGTTCTCCCAGTTGTAAACCATCGGTCTGGGGCCATCAAAGGCAATAATCTTGGTACTGACAACCATTTCAATGCGGTCATCCTCTAAAGTGTAGAACGCAATCTTTTTTTCGTCTTCTCCCTGCTTTACAAGGTAATCCCAGCCTTCTTTTTGTTCCGTAATGTCTGCTTTAGGGAATTCAGCACTTAAAAGAGCCCTGAACTGTGATCTCGGAGGCTGGTCAGGAGCTAAAGCCTCAAAAACCTTAACCCTTGTAGTGTCGACCTTTTCCTTGACCCAGGATGTCATCATTGTTGCCGGACCATCATTAACAAAGGCTTCAGCAAAATCTCCCACCAAGTTTTCCCCTTTGGCATCGACAAATATCTGATGGGTAATTAGTTTATTAACATTCTCGGCGTTGTCTACACCCTTATCATTCAAGGGATGTGCTGCCACCGGGAACTCGGAAGACATTATACTATTATGCAAGGTATCCTGAATCCTTAACGATTGTGTCATCATATCCGGCATTGTGGTATCGGAAGCATCGGGCCACGGCCAATCCTTACCAGGAGCAATCATGCGAAACTTGGCATACCTTTGTAGACGGTCATTCTTCTGCTCATTGCGTGAACTCTCGTCCATCTCGTAAAACCTGCAAACCCGGTCTACTATGCGCTCACGGCCTTCTCTGGTCGATACAGCGGACATTCTGGACGTTTTAATGCGGCGGATTCTGGTTTTACCTCTAAACTCTTTCATTTTCTCTCCAGTTGTGCACCGCAATCATCACAAGTTTTGGTGTTTTCTTGATCAGTCAGCTTTTCAAGATGGTTTTCAGATACAATAAAGGGTTCGGGGGCTTTTACGGCTGTCAGTTCGAACTTATCAATCTCACAGGCTGGGCACCAAATCTTCATCTATAATCCTTTTCTGCCTAATTTTTAGGCAATCGGCCTCTAATAGCCTCTTTTCCTGGCTCCGCCAACCTTTATAATCTGATGACCGCTTAAAAGCGTTCTGAATGTTGGTTGATAATTCATTAAATATTTTAACATCGTCGGGAAGTCGTCGTTCTTTTCCCGAGGCTTCTGTTTCAAATCGCGTTCCATCGAGCGTTTGTATTCATCCCAAGCGTAGCGTTTCATCTGATGAATTAAATTCGTACACCGTTTGCTGACATGGATGCGGGGGATTCTGGTAATCGGGTCAGGTTTTAAGAACTCATTCACCCTTGCCCTGCCAACAGAAGAATCGTCCGCCAAATCATAATGCAGCCCGATTTCATCAAACTCATCCTGCCAGGTCTTGCCTCTTACCTTGGCTGAAGCAGGGGAACGACCCATATTCGGGTCAATCAGTCTTAATTTGACATAAAGATTGTATTGAGCCTCCTGATCGAACATTTCCTCTCTTATCCCAAGAGGGGTGTCGTCTTTCAGCCCTTCTTCAATAATATAATAGTCATCCGAAGGAAGAACCACTGCATAACACCACATATGAGGTTTTCTCGGATGGGGGTCCAGTATCTGTACCACCGGCCAGCTATCTTCAACATCTATTTCTCTAACATGGTTGAAAACATCAATATCACTTGAACCAGTCTCTGGACACTTACCTTTTGTCGGGCTTACCACTTGTCCGGCCTTGAAACTCCAGACCGTATTTATATCAGTAAACAGGGGATGGATTCTGTTCGAGAATCGTATCGGTTTACCTTCAATCCTTACCTTGCGGGTTTGCTCGTCCCACTTTTCCATCTGTTTGGTGATGGCTTCCTGGTCCAAAGTCATGTTTTCAGTGGTTAATAGTTCAATCCAGTCAATGCTGTCATCGGTATTGGCTTTGTCATAAATCTCATCGTAAATCCAGTCTACCGGGATGGCTGGGTCATCTGGCCATGTCATTGCTAGGATAAGTCTACCATTAACACGCATGGTCCGGGCTTGGTTTTCTCTAAAGATGGCTTGGCGGGGTGGTTCATCCAGCATCACAATATGAAAGTCACCGGAAGCAAAATCCGACGGATCATTATCATGGGACATAAACTGAATCGTGCTGTGTCCCATTACTTCATGGTAATTCTCAGGATTCCGGCACAATACGGTTAAAGTTCTTAACTGTTCCGACCAGCTTTTCTCCCAATTAGCGTCTATCAGACAGTCTTTAGGCACCCACCCCCAATGTCCTTTATCTCCTCCGGGCATATCGGTTCCGGTCCATTTGAACCACATCAGCTTGGGCATAATAACGGGTTTCAGGACGGCAGTGAGAGATTCAACAACAACCCTGCAATTAAGTGGACCCCTGAACTTTTCCTTTGCCAGATGCTTTAAGGTATCCGGGAAAACGCCCGTCGCGCACGCGATAATCTCTACTAATACGGATTCTGTTTTACTCGATCCATTCCCGCCGCCTACTCCCAAGAGGTTAGCCTTGGATTCGTGAACTTTCATTGCTCTTTCGGATACTGGTTTATAATAAAGTATCTGTCTGACCTTACGATCTTCTTCAGCTAATGTCAGAACATCTCCGGCTAAAGCACGGAAACGATCATCTGAGAGGCGAACTAGATCGTTTCGGCTTATCCCGTCTAAACTTATCTTTGCCATGATTTCTTGGCCCTTTTCTCATGCCTACAGAAACGTTTGATGAATATTCTCCTTCAATAACTCCTCGGTTTAAATCTAAACCTCTTCTTTTTGCTTCTGCCAGCACAGCAGGGAGGATTTCGTTTAATTGTCTGGAATCCTCAACAGATATAATGTTTGTCGGCTCACCATTAAGAAGTTGTCTTTTCTCTGCCAGTATGCCGATTACTATCCCCAGGTCCTTGGCTGTGGACATATCAAGTTTGGCATCAGATAAATAATCCAGAGCCGCTGATAGTCTGTCCTCCAGTTTGGCAACCAGTTCATTGGTTTTGATTGTCCTTAATTCTCTGGTCTGAGGCTGATAATCAGACATCAACCGTTCATGAAGCCTTTTTACCGTATCAGGGTTAAACCTGTAACTTCTGGCTAAGGCTTTGTAAGACCGGGCATTGGATGGATCAAGTAACTCGCAGCAAAGTTCTGCAACGCGGTCAGACTTTTCAGCGTCCTGTTCTAATAGTTTAGGCATCAGGGTCCGTCCATTCAGGAGAATAAATATCTTTTTGAACCTTTAAACGATGCTCTTCAAATAAAACAGCCTTATCGAGTATGGCTCCGGGGATTGCCTCAAGATTAACGTCATTAATTAATTTAACCCACGCTTCCGTACCGGCGAGATTCTTGGTGATTGATAAAACATTATCAGGGCGGACAAGTCTAAACCCAGCAGCAAGTGCTTCAAAAATCCCTGTTACGCTAGGGTGTGTCATGTCTATTTTGTAATAAATCATTTCTTCAAATCCCAGGAAGCAAGAGTTTTAACCCATTTAACCCTCTCAACTGGCAATTTTATAGTTATAAATTTTTGTTTCTTTGTCATCTAATCGCTCGGGCTATCTGAACAGGCACTTAAGGCCCCTGTTATTGAAAAATTCCCGCCGCCTCCTGCATTTGTAGATGGGTCACCATCAGAAGCATAAATAATGGGGGCCGTTCCTGTCGGAGTAGACCCATCAGCACCCAAATCGACAGGTTTTCCCCCTGATATGAATTTGGCTCTATTTGCTGCGTTGGAAATATCAAGAAATTCCGCCGTATTTAAATAAAACTCAGACAAACAGCCATTTAATTTTGCCGCCCCAGCATTATTCGCCCCTATAAACCAGTCTGCAGCCGTATAATCTATTGTATCGTCTGTTTCAGTCGAACCAGCGGCCTCATCATTAATATTGTTAATAAACAAATGGGCTTCTGGTGTTGCTAAATTCCAAGAGGCCAAAACATGAATCCAGCCATCGGCAGTAGTATATGTTGTGTTAGAGGCCACCAACATAATATTTGTCAAGTCTGTTTTTCTGCAAATAATATAAAATTTATCATCACTAAATCTTTGAAATAAAATGCTTGCCACAGTAAGTGTCTGGAGAATGTGTTGCGAGCTACCGTCCCCCCCATCTAATCGAACCCAAAAACTAACTATACCCACCTTCCCATCAGCAGCACCTGTCAGACCAGCGCCTCTCGAAGCAAAATCATTTGTGCCATCATAATCATTGCCGGTGGTGACATAACCAGCAGCAGGAGGATTGTGGCTAAATATCCCAGCGTGAGGAAATACCATTATACAGGCACCAAGTTACCGTCAACAACCGAAATGGTAGTGGCACCGGCAACCAGTATAATCGCTGTAGCCAACGCCCATTGGCCCCCCAGAACCAAGGTCTTGTCTGCATCCACATTATTGCTTGCAGAACCGTCAACTGTTGTCGCCCCTGCCCCTTTTTGAAGAATTGTAATAACATCACCTGCGGCAAATACGCTATCATTAAGAGTTACTGTATTGGCCCCGGCGTTGTCCATTGTGATAATCTGGCCAGCATCTCCGGCAACTGCCGTGTATCCTGTTCCTGTCTGGGCGTTCACCCCTCTGAAGCTTTGTAGTCTGTTATCAAGCTTAAGGGCGGTGATAAACCTTACATCATCAGTTCCCGTGTCTGCCTCGGCTTGGGTGGCTATTTCCGCTATTCCAGCAGCACTTTCTGATGCTGCTGCGTTAAGAGTAACATCTTCATCAGGCATGATGATAACCCTTGTGGTGCTAGTGGTAAGACCATCAGCCTCAATCCTGACCAACTTGGTGGCATCTACCGAGCCCTTAACAACAGCCGTTGTATCAACTATCGGAAGAGTATCGCCACCACCAGCGGGTGTTCTCTCAAATTCCTTTGCCATTTAATCTCCTTAAGGGCCTCCGATGTCCATGCTTGTTTAAAGTTTCTTCTGTTGCTCTCATGGCCGGAGGCCCTATCAGAGAGAGCTATTTCTTTTTTTTACGTCTCGACTTGCCAGCTTTCTTAAGTGAAATCGCTACAGCCTGGGCTCGTGGACGGCCTGAACGTATTAATTCTCTAATGTTGCTGGAAACTACAGCCCCAGAACGGCCCTTCTTTAAAGGCATTTATTTCTTCTTCTTTATCTTCTTAGTATTAATTTTTTTTCCTTCGTTCTCAAAACCCAGATTCTTTACTTTTATTTTAGCCATTTATCTCCCCCGTCTGGCTCGCCTGATGGGGCGTCTAGCTCTTCTCACGGTACCTCGGGTAGCAACCCTCCCAGCAGTCCTTCTCCTGGCTCTCTTGCGTCGTTCTTTTGGCGTATGACTTGGCATCATATTCTCCTTATTTGGTAGTTTTATCTTTCTGATTTGAATAAAGTCTCAATTTTATCAAAAGTTTTCAATGCACTGGGGTTTCTTCCCTTAATCCTGTCAATCTCAGACCCAAAAGGAATTAATAAATGTTGCACAGTTCCTTCAGCCCAGAAACCACTTAAAAAGTTTTCAAATGTCGCAAAATTAGGTGATTGTTGAAGACGAGGATTTTGATTTAAAATCTCACCATAACGCCTTCTGGCCAATCTTATCTCACTTTCACTGAAGTTTTCTACCATTTCTTTTAATAAAGATTGAAATTCAGGGCTTCTTATGGCCGCAAAATGCACAGAATCTCCAATAAAGGAATCTGCTAAACCACCACCCTGAAGGCCCACGCCGCCGCTGCCTCGACCCCTGGAGAATTGTCCGACAACAATTGTATCTCTTCCAACAAAAGGATTTGGTTGACCGGGAGGGCCACCTTCTTCAGCAGCTAAAAATTCACCCCTACCCCCTTTTTGTGGAACATGGGTATTTTTAAAATCCAAATCCTGAAAATTCTTCAAAAACGGAAATCTCTCTTCTGCTTCACTCCGCGCTTGCGACAGTTCCGTTTCAGTAAACGGGCGATCTTGAGGCGCAGCATCCTGAGCTTGAGCAAAAATCCCAACGGGCGGAGGTGTGGTAGCCGCCCTCCCAGCAAAACCCAAACCTTCAGGCCGTCTGGCAGCTGTTGGTTCCTGGCCCGCAGCTAATCTTTTGGTGGGATTAAGAGTATTAGCCAAACCCAAGCCTATATTAACCATCTTTAACCTCTTGGTTGTATTTCTGTCCTCAGCTCCAGTTCTCACTTCAAAAGGCTTAACCCCACTATATCAGGAGCCTTTTTGGCAGAAAACCGCCATTCTGTGTTTTGCCCATTTTGCACACTACAGGTTGAAAAAGCGCCTTTATAGTGAAATTTCAGGGCGTTTTATGAATAATGTCAGGGGGCAGGTACCATCAACCCCATCGCCCCCCCCCCGGGGGTCCCACCCAATCCAATAACCCATGATCCAGGCGCATAACCTCCATTATGTTAAGTGTTTGTTGCTCTGTAACCCGCAGTTTACCTAGACTTAACACGTATAAATAGAATATCCATATATTATAGCCTCCAAATTACCATATCTAGTGCCTATTAATTAGGCAATCTGTCTTTGGCGCAGAGCTGAAGCCATTAAACGGGTGTATATGATTAATTGCTAATATAAAACGACAATAATTCCTGTGAAGTGGTAATGTTATGGTCTTAAGTATCTATGATACCTGTTTCAATATAAATACGTCTTTTATTTAGCATCTTAAGGCTTACCAGTGGCTTATCTCGTAGCTCGTGATCATCTAAGAAGATCACGTCTAAGTCCCTGTGACAATCATAAGAAGCACACTCTTCCATCAAACAATTCTCATAACCCTCTTCATTAGCTTTGATCGCTGGAGCTATATCAAAAGGCTGCCCGCAAGTATCACAAACATGCTTGCTCCTAACTATGCCCTCACTATCTATAAACTCTCCCAACTTCATTATATCTACTTTCTTTGATTAAACCCTTGACAATTCAATGGTGGTCTATTATATATAATGGGCGAATCTTTTAAAAGCGAACAAGGAAATTAGAAATGGCTATATTACCAACAGCAAGAGAACATAGAGCTTGGGTTAAATGTGTAAAAGCCGGCTTTACGTTAAAGGGCTTCTTTGAATGGGTTTCCATTCTTGGCGATTACAATCAAGCCCTCGTAAACAATAACACAAGCGATTGGATAGAAGCCAACCAAGGCAAGGCAATTGAAATTGACAAAACCTCTTAACCTCTAACCTATAAAGGAAATGACAATGAAAGCCAAGCTAACCAAAAATCAACCATATTATGGCAAACACGTTGTCAACCGTTTCGATACTATGACCGAAGCACGCGATGAACTCCAAGCTATTGCTGAACGTTGTGCCGAGCAAAACTTCATTGAAGACCGCGAAGACGCCTATTTTAACGACAAAGACACTCTAATTGATGGCGAAGTTATATTCCAGGTTGAACGCTGTTAGCCTCTAAACCCTAACCAAAGGAGTAAATAAAATGACCAAAAGAAAAGTTAAATCAATCACGATCTTGGGCCGTAAATGGTTTGATAAGATCAATGGTAATACTTATTACACCGCTACGGCGCTGATTAACGGCCAGTCAGCCCTTGAAGTCCCGTTTTCGTATGGGTTATGGCTCACAATATGAGCATGATACCCTGAAGGCGCTTGAAAAGGCTAAACTTATCCCGCCGTTTAAGTACAGAACCAAAGAAGTTAAAGGCTGTGATCCTATTACAGTGCAAGACGAATCTGGCTGGCAGTATATGGAAAGGAACAAAATAACTTTCCATAGTGAAGCCCATTATGGCCTTAAACGTGATCTCTAACCCCACTAAAGAAGAGGATAAATAAACCATGAATTATGAAACCATGAAAGAAGCAGAGTTCGCCTATATTGAACACCGCCCTGACCTTGGTGGTCACGTTCTGGAGAACTTATCAGAACCTAACAAAAGATATAGGTTTGAGCTTTGGATAGCTAACAAAAACCATGCAAGTTATGGCTTGATTTTCAAGAATACTCACTTGGAGTTTGCCCTAAGCTTGTCAGGGGTTGAGTCTCTGGCTCGTTACACTGACCCCCCTTACTAAAACTAGGAAAGGATAAACAAACTATGAAGAAGTTTACACCCAAGCCAAAAGAACCACTTTCTAAAGGTTTCTGGACACGCCTACACCCTGATGTAAAGGCTGGCGTTGACCGCGCTTCTAGGGCCCTCGGGATGGGGAAATCTGAATTTGTAAACCAAGCTATTAAATTTGCTTTGGAAAATATGGAAACCAAAAAAGGAGAATAAATTATGTATAAATCAAAACCTACGGAAAACTTTTACATTCGGTCAATGGGCAAGGCCCTACGAGTAACCGCTATCTTTGAAAGCGATGAGGAGGCTAACAAATATATGTCAAGTCACCGCGATCAAGGCGTTGTATCACAATTCGGCCCTTATATCTTTATTGCTAGCCTGTACGAAATGGGCGACACATTTAAAGACAAATTAGCTGAAAAAACTCGCTGCCCGGTGACTGATTATTAATGCTTGAACTCTTAACCCTGTTCCTAAATAGGAGGAAATAATGAAAAACTTCCCAACTCTCGACCAAATGAAAGATGTTTATCTTCTTTGTGGCAATCAATCTGGATTTGATAGTGAGGCTTGCCGCACTGTCCAAGCATTAATGCATTATGCCCGCCTATATGAAAGCCAGACTAATGAAACTAATCGTATAGCCAGGGCAAATCTAACTGCGAATATACATAATGCTTGAAGCCCTCGGAATATTAACCCTACTGTTCCTTATATGGGAACGATATTGGAGATAGAATTATGAAGAAATTTAATTATACAGTGAGGTTCCCCACAGAAGTTCCCGATGATCAGTGGTTGCTTCCGTTCGGCAACGATGGGTGGGAACTTGTATCTATTTTTCCTTATAGCCCTAAAGGAAAGCTGGGCGGGTTTAAATGTTATTTTAAAAAAGAGATTGGTAATTTCTAACCCCTTAACCTAATGGAGTAAATAATATGAAAGAAGCAAAAGAATTTAAGACCGCCTGTGAACTGTTAAAAGAGGTTTATGACCACGGGGAAAACTTTAACCTACATGATAAGATTAGAAATTTCTTAATCAAGCACAATATCCCCATACAGGAGTAAATAATATGCTATCAATAAAAGAAATAACAACCCATGAAATTATGATGAAAGCTCTTGTCCTTGAGTACATTGAAGAAAGTTTAAAGTCTTATTGCGACGAAGCCGAAGAAACTCCTTTGGGCCAAGTTTTTGACCAAGCCAAGGCTTATGTCTCCCTTGTAGAGAAGATTGAAGCAATCAAATGTGGGCCATTCTTTTATGAACAAACCGAGGAAATGGTTGAGCTTAAAAATATAGGCTATATGCGGGCAATCCGAACCATCAGGGATTACTTACCGCATGAGCCAACAAAGAAACCGCCTCGGGGCTTCGGCAATTTACTGGTAAAACCATGATAGAGTTTATAACCCAACATGCTATTAGCTTCGTGTTTATAACCTTCATGGTGCTTATGTTGCTGTCAATGTTACCACGAGATAGACAATGACCAGTGGCGGTAAACGTGAGGGCGCAGGGCGTAAGCGTAAGTACTTTGACGGAACCAAGGATGTGACCTTAACCTGGCCTCCCCTTGCTATCCTTAAAGCCAAAGAGGAAGCTGAAGCAAGAGGGCTAACCCTTAGCGAACATATCCTTATTAAATTGTTTGGCCGCAGGTTTCACAAGTAGAACCGCTTTAGGCCCGCAAATAGAACCAGTTGTGTATTCTGTCAATTATCGCCTGATTGTAACCGGACAAATTGTTAAATTGCTAACATTGATAGCCACGGTTCCAAATGTGCAGGAGTAGAAGCATATCTTCGTCAGGCCGCTTGTAAACTCTCGCTGGTAGTAACAGACCTCGGAAGCGCTAACGGTTGCTGACGGCGCTAATATCAAGAGGAAAAGGCTGATTAAAAAGATTCTCATAACATCTCCGTCCAGTTTGCTGAAACCACGACATCAGAAGTATTGCCAGCCAAGGCTTCAGCAGTAATTGTAATATGAGTGCCAGGGAAAACAAACATATCCATTGAGGTAGTTTCAATTATCTGGGTGTCGGTTTTGCCCATACTGAATGCGAATAGTTCTGTACCTCCTGTGCTTGAAGTGGCCGAAGTATCCTCCTGCATCACAGATGTATTAGTAGAAACATCGCTCCAGCTTGAAGCCACCAAAAGGGGGTTAAGCAATACTCTTATTTTAACAGCGTTAACTGCATCGGTAGAAACTGAAAGCGTCTGTATCTTGACTCTTGTCCGGTTAATCTCAGACTGATAAACAACCTTGTTTCTGACGGATAAAATCGGGACTTCTGTAGTGCCAACATCAGTGTTAGTTCCACTTGTGCCCGTTAAAACCCCTAGTTCCTGATCTCTGCCTTCAACAAAACCCGCCATCGAAGATGATTGTAAAACAATATCCGTAGTATTTGAAGTATTGGTAGCCACCATACAAATAGGCAACGTAGGGTTTTGTAATGAAGGGCTGGTGTTTATGTTGCTAAATTCTATTTTGTGAACCACCTGGAAATTACCTGTTACTGAATTCTCAATAAAATAAGTAATCATTCCAAACCCGAGCCACTGATAACGAATCTGGTAAACATTGCCCTTGGTCGGGTCGAGTATCATTTCGGATGGCCCAGAACCATCCATTTTGTCAACGTTCCAGTTGGGCTGTGTTACATCAGTGACTGTTCTTGTAACCCCAGCAAGGGTTTGGGCAAACGCCCCCACAGCCGTAGTTGCAGAACTCAAACTGTATGTCCCTGTTTTGGCCCCATCGTCCCATGAGATAAATATAACCGTGTCTCCAACAGCTTCTGTCGTCCATCCGGTTCCTGTCGTGGAATAATCAGCAGCGGAAATCTCATTAGCTGTCACTGTAACATCAGCACCATTAGTAACCGCCACTGTCGCTAAAGCATCACCATCAAGGGTAATTGTAATGTTTTCGGCAGTCGAGGATTTGGTAGTAACCGTTAAAGTTCTTACTTCCGGTTTGCCCTTCTCAACCCGCCTTGCTACAAAATCAACCCCGCTATAGCCAAAAAAGAAGCCATCAAACTCATCGCCCACCCCAACAATTTGAGATGAATTGGCAACGCCTCTGGTAAAGACAGCCGTGCCTCTGTAGAGCCCTCCCTGTCCTGGGTTGTATTTAATCGGAACTTTGGACAGAATTTGAGAGCTTTGATTAGCTGAAGCACCCGTAGACAGGCTTACAAGCCCACCTGAAACAGAAGCCGTTCCTCCGTTGTCCCTTACATCCACAATCTGTGTGTTTAGGTTATATGGGAAGCTTATCTGTACAACAGGAGTAGCCTCTGCAACCGACAGTTCCCCGAAAGAAGTCTTGGGGGTAGGAGGCTCCTTCCTCCCACGGATAAAGGTCATCATAGGTTTTCCCTATTGTTTTTATCACTTCTCTACGGAAGTTTATTTTTCTTGGTCGTCTAATCTTTCTTTTTTGCTTTCAAGAGCCAAGGCAACGCGCTCAAGTGTTTTGTTCAAATTGTCAAAAACCTCGATGAGTCTGTCGCCCTGTTGTTTAGTCAGTGAGCCGTTTGGGTTCATTATACTGCAAGTGCGTCTGCAACCGTATCGACTTCCTGAGAAATAAATACAGCACCATGGTTAGTGGTTTCAACAGCAGTTCCTCCCTTTGTAGTACAATTCCACAATAGAACATCGCCGCCAGCAGCAGCTACAACATCAAGTAATTCAGCCATAGCTGTCCCGCCGCCCTGAATGTCGTTCCAGAACACACAGTTCTTGAAGATACAGAAGCGGTCAATACCACCCGTTCCAATCAATAGTAAATTGGGAGAAGTACCATCGGTTCTCGCAAAGATCATGCAGTCTTCAAAGACATTCCTTGTCGAAGCACCATCAATTTCAATCTCGGCAGAGATAGCATCACCTCTTGCGATAGTATCAAGACCAATTGCACAATGCTTGAAGAAATGCTCACCATTACCGGAACCACCAGTAATCTTCAGAGAGCGCATCCCTGCATTGTCAGCACCAGTAGCGTTGCCACCACCAGCAATGTGACAGTTGATAAAGACATCTCTCTCACCAGTGATTTCAACACAGATATTAGCAGCATCCGTGGAGAAGTCCTGAAACAGATGAAGGTTCGAGAACATACACCCACTAGCACTGACTGTCATAATCGGCGTAACAGCACTCGTTGAGCTAGCTGTTGATATTCTTGCCCTTTGAGCAATAAAGCCCGGAGCAGCTATACCAATCAGATGTGTAGCGTTCTTTGACCATACTAGTGTTGCTGTTTCTCTGGCTGTGCCCGAGGTAGCACCGTTGCCAATAAGGTAAACAACATCGTTTCTCCCAGCATTGCATTTTGTATGAGCTGTCGATAGCTTGGCAAGAGGGGCGCTTGGGTCGGTCCCAAGATTGCTATCAGAGCCACGGGCGGGATCAACAAAAAAAACCTGAGAATCCTGACCGAACAAGGCCTGACCCGGCAAAACCGGGACGCCAAAGCTCGTTATTCCGTTTTGGAAGTTTGTTAAAGGCATACTTTTCTCCTATGAGCCGTCTGTGCGGCCCCTTGAGTGTTCATATTTCAAAGAAAAAGGGCCGTGAATTGGCCCTGTGGGTAAAGAAATCGGTATTTTAGATTAATTTAAGCGATTCTTGTCTAATCTGTCCATTTTGTCAAGAAGGTTTTTTTATTAAGTTCATCCACTATACGGCTCATGCCTCTTTTATACCGATTGATTACTGTCTGTCTTGACCGACAACCGGGGGCTATCTTCTTTTGCACAATACCCCATCTGGGCGGGTCTATACCTAGTATTTTCATTCTAAGGACCACTCCGATAACCTTTCTTTCTTTTGGTTTCGCGTAGAAAGTCCAACCCATACAATCATAGGCCATATCTATTCCCTTTTGGGTTATGTCATTTAACCGGGCTGTATCCAGTCTAGTGCTAACCCCAACATCCTCAAGGAAATCATCGTAATATTCTGTTCCTCTTTCTCTTAAGGTCTCTGGCATTGATGCAACTGTACCGCTTTTCAAGTAGGCCATTTCTTTGTTGGGCATCGCTTCAATTGTTTGAATGCTGTTGATAAGCCGTTCTTCAACATATTCGAAATCATACCAGAAAAACTTCATGTTTTGTAAACCTTGTCATAAGTGCGCTGGGCAGCCTTCAGCATCATTTTAATTATAGGTTTGCTTCTATTGAAAGCGTGGATACTGTAACTCTTGCCGCCGAAGACCACAAACAATCCCATATAATTTTTATCTTTAATGTTTTTGTCCACAACATTCTGGATTTCTTCACCTTCTGTCATTTCCTCTTTCATCCTTCCCCCTCTTGGTGTTCCTCTTTAGGTGGAGTTATGGGCTGCCATTTGGAAACTGAATTGGTGTAATCGGCCCCTTTTCTGTACCATTTCCCTCCTTCAAAGCAGACAACGGCAAAGGCCACCCCGCCATTTAACTCAACCAAATGATCGCCGTCTCCCGGCCACGTTGTTTCATCCTCTGGATCAAAAGGACGGGGTATGGAGTTAAGAGCGAGGTCAAAAACATTGCGAAACCCTTTATGATAGTTCATGTGCTGGTCTGCGGGCCACTTTTCACATAGTAACGCCCAGGTTTCCTCAATCTGTTCCCTTGTTAGTGTCATTGTTTGGGTTCCTTAAAACGTTTTTTAAATTGTTCTAAACACCTGTCGGCCCATTCTGCGGGGACTTCTTTCATCGAAGATTTGTCGGCAGTGGCACACCAAGCCCGCAACCAAACTTCTTGTTCACTTAGTTTTTTCATTTTTTGGCCACCCCATAATTTTATATTTTATGAAGTCACCTATCCTTGCGGCGACTTTACAATTTTCCCGGTCTTTCCCATAAGTCGTGACATGTTCACCGCCCCCTACTTCCCGGCCAATAATCACCACTTGATCGTATCCGTACTTTTGAGAAATGGCTTTCCCTGCACTAATTGGAATTGGCTTCATCTCTTGTCTCCATTGTCCTTGGCCGGGCTAAATAAATTCACGATTTCATATTCACCCAAAATTCCCTCAGCTATTAGCAATTGTAAAATGGTCATGAAGTTTCTGTCGGCTTCCTCATTCCCGGTTTCAGTGATTATAATTTTCTTAATCATCCCCCACCCCCTTCCTTAATGATGGCATTCACACGACTGCGGAACCCTTCAAACCCCTGCTTTAGAAATGGGTGGTATCCATCTTCCATCGGCTCTATCTTCCCTATGGCCTCTACTATGTTGTGGAGGGTGAAAGCATCCTCAAGAACTCTTCCATAAAGCGTAGTCGCCCCTTCCTCCAAGACATGAGGGTTAATTTGGCCCTTGCTGAGTTTAATTACTTCTTTCCGTGTCGTTCTCATCGCACTGTCCACATTAAAAACCCGAACACGGCCACCGCGCTCAGAACAATGATCTCAGGCACAACCATTAAGATCATTACCACAGCGACAAAAACAGCTAGCGTTTCTAAAATGCCGAAAAATACTTGCGTTAGTTCATTCATGTTTCTTCTCCACTGTTTGCTCAGGAAATATGGTGTTAAAACAATCATCACAAACGCTGGCGCACTCTGACAAAGGAATGTCACCAAAAAGAGCCTCTAATTCATCCTGTTTATCTTTCTCAGACCACTCATCCTGCGACAAATGTTCAAAAACACCGCCGCAATACTCACATTTGAATTCGTTCTGTTTCATTTCTTAACCTCTCCACAGTCGGGGCATGGGCGTTTTTGCCGAACAGTGGTCAGGGTGTCATACTTGAATTGGCTTTTTTCAATCCATCCCGTCCCATTACAGGTTTTACATTTAGCCATCGTCGTCTCCTTGGTGTTGGTGGGGGAAAATAACGTCTTTGCGGAAATCGGTTTCTAGGTAGGCGACAATATCTTCATTGGGAATTGTCTCGCCTTTTCCTGTCTTCCACGCCACGATTGGCTTGTCGTTTATTTTGTCAACCTGTTCCCGATAGGCAAAACGCTTTTCTCCGCCAACTAAAATCACTTCCCAAACATAAACATCCCAATTAAATCCAACATTTTCTTTGGGAGAAAACCATCTCGTTCTTTCAACATGAATTTGAATATCTTCAATCACGCCGCTTCTCCCCATATTTCATTTGCTATCAGGATGTTGCCAGCGAGTTTCATTTCTCTCCGTGGTGCATCGTACTCTGGGAACGGAGATGGTGTGCTGGCGTCGTCCTGCGGGGTGGTAAATGGGTGTCTAAATATCATTTGAACCTCCAAGTAGTTGCCAAAGTCCATAAAGAGCTATCAATGAAGCTTCCGCCCGTCCATCATCCTTAACTCTCGAATACATACACGAATTATCGGGGAACAGTTCACAAGCCCTTTCTCTAGCTGTGTCTTTTGAGCCTCCGGCAATGCCCATAACTTTCTTCCATTTTGGTGGCGTAACCATTGTTACAGGGATTCTCTTGCAAGCAATTATACCTCTTAGGCCCCCACAAACATAACCAAACTTGAACATAGAAGCCGTTCCTTGTTTTGGCATAGCCCCCACTTTCTCGATAAAACAATGATCTAAATCTGGCAGCAAACTAATATTGGAAGCACACTCGGACCAATTCACCTCTCTGCCGCGCGACCTTGCCTTAAACGTAGGAATCGAAAACAATGTAACGGTTTTGCCATTAGTGGCAGCTACTGCGCCTCCGAGCCCCGGATCAATCCCACCTACCCACATCAGATTTTCTCCCCAAAGAAATTACGTTTTGCAATTTTATCCAAACCAAAA